AACATGAGCGAGGACGAGATGGGGCGCTGTCATACAACTACTCAGAAAATCTTCATCCGGGATGACCTGCCTCCGACATTGGCGAAGTCAGTCCTGCTGCATGAGATACTCCATGCCGTTCACTGGCTCTCCGATCTGGATGATGCCTCGACTGAGGAGGCGTTCACTTCCCGAGTGGCGACCAACCTCCGGTGTGTGATGCTGACCAACCCGGCGCTCCGGGATTGGATCTTTAGCTGACCTCTGCTCTGGCAGCCTTCGCAGCCCTGTCGGCTTTCTCAGCCATATCATTGAAGATGTGAGGGGCATCGTCTGCCTTCTCCCGGAGATCATCCGCGAGTTCCTCCAGGTATTCTGTTCTCTGTATTTGTTCTGATGTTGACCGAGGTCGGGATGTTCTCCTCCTCAGTGAGTATCGCGTGTGCCTCCCTGAGATTCTTGACTGCTCTCTCAGCGTTCTCTATTATCCCGCTGAAGCAACGCTGCTTCATCTTGCCATCCTCTTTCCAGCGTAAGGCTCCAATGTTTTGAACCTCTTCCATTGCTCTTAGTGACCAACTGCAAGCAAGCGTTGGATATCGCTTTGTGCTTTTGAAGTAGGCGACAAGCTCATCAGCTTTCATCGTGTTCCACTTGCCACTGCATAAAACGGATCGTTGTGCAGCAGCAGCATCAGAGTCTCCAATGCAGGAGGCTTTAGAGGGCTTCCCGGTGATGCGTTGGTATTCGGTAAATGACATTGTCTCTTTCATAATCGTGTATCGGGGTTGTGCCAGGAGGGGTAGAACCTCCCGGCCAGTTAGGGTTAGGAGAGGAGCTGCACCTCCTGGGTTTTCTCCATAACACGGTGAGCATCGAAGCTCCTATCCCCTTCTGCATATTTGCCAAGAAGGGTTCCATCCTCATTCGTGAATCGCATGAAAACGATTATCGAATGGTGTGAGCGCCCGTAAGGGCGGATTGCGCTAACTTGAAGCGCATTGCCGACAGTCAGCTCAGGCTCGTAGCCTAAAACCTCATCGGATATCTGGTCGCCGACCTTTAAAGTCCCGGCGAGGACTGCATTTGGATATGCCATACAGACACTATAGCATTTGTTCCACCTTGTGTCAAGGGTGAATGTTATCCCTTATAGAATAAGGGCTGGGAAACTCCCGGGAATCCCCAGGAGCGATTCAATCATCCCGTCACCTCCCAAACGATTTGCTTTCTTGTGCCACGGCCAGGGCCACGGCGGTCAGTCCTATGAACGAGGCTCTTCCTCTCCAGGGGCTTCAACCGAGGAGTGATCGAGTTGCTGTCGAGTCCTGGGTGAACCCGCTGCACCTCCAGCTCAATCTGATAAGCCGTGGCAGACCCCCCTAATCTCAGCAGGGCATCAAGCACGATGCGCTCTACCCGCCCCGCCTCTTCCCCCTTCACGCTCTCTGCTGCCAGCCTTGAGGTTTCCGGGTCTGAGCTTCTCGCCAAGGCCTGTCCCTCTTCCGGCAGCACCCTCTTGGAGGTGTATGCGAAATCCATTGTTGTCTGCTTCATGTTATTCTCCTTTGAGGATTTTCTGGAGTCCGTAAGGGTAGGTGATCCCCGGCCCCGGCCATTCGCCTGAGTTACGGCATTCATGGATCTTAACGAGGAGAAGCGTATAAGACTTCATCCCCTCCTGCATTATCTCTGGTTCACAGGTATGGCAAAGAGCCTCGTAAGGAGGAGACTTCTTGCAAAATATCCAGGCGAACTTGCAACCCGGTTTCGCCAGCCCGGACGCAATTGCCAGGTCGGTATAGAACGCTGCCTGACGATGCCATGACCACTGAGCTATTGATCCACCGGGGTTCCATTCACTGATCGTCTTCAGATCATAGATCGTATTAGTAGAGGGATCATAAGCATCGAGCCTTGCCTTGCAGTTCATGCCCATCATTTCATGGAAGATACTGATCTCAAATTCCATGTGAGGGGATTTAAGGACATCCAGAGCTTCATGCGATGCCATCGCCTGGATTTGATGGTAAGAGTCAGCCGGGAGAAGCTCACCACCCATCGCCTCTATCTCCGCCTTATACGCCTTCCAAGCCCCCAGGCTCTTGGAGAACTTGTCAGAGGGCTTCCGCTTGGCAGCCTTCTGCTCGGCATTGGCTCTGTCGAGGATGCTTCGGTATAGCTTCTCACTTTCGATTGCATACTCGCCTTTGAAGACATCCGGGGTCAGGACGTATGAATGAAACGCCCTACCGAAGCGAAGCGGATCAGAATCGAATGGCTCGGCGTTACCGAGAACGTGATTGTGATAATACTTTGCCGGACTACCGGCATCCCGGCGGTTGGGGTCAATGTCACTCAGGCTTGAGCTGTTAATCCCTGGCCGAGCCTGATAGTCGGCAAAAGGCAGATCCCGTAGTATGTGTGCGTTGTCTTTACTCATTTGTTTAGTTGTCTATTGGTTTGATCGAGTAGTATGGCTGTCTGGTTTTTGAAGAAGCCGAGAGCATCAAAGTTTCCCTCGTCAGCGAGGATAGCCATTTCATCAAGGATGTCGATGAGCTTGACCTTGAAGAGGTGGTCGGCAACAACCTGGTAGCTGCCTGAATCGGCCAGGGCAAATGCGCTTGAATGCTGCTTCAGAGCATTCTCCATCATCCACCGGGCAAGGCGAAGCGCCTCGACTCGTTGCAAAGTTTTAAGTGTATTAATCATCCCACATGAGAGCATTTGTATCATTTTGTGTCAAGGTCTAACCTGGGGGAGCCAGAGGAATGTTCAAAGACCCAGACCATCCCGGTGGACGTAGCACCTCCAACCATGCCTCCTGTCCAGCCCAGCCTGTTGAATAAAGCCCCGGCAGCCTTCTCATGGTTCTCCAGGGGGGTCATCCCATGATCGTAATCAAGGAGGACGCTGTCGCTCTTCCCTGAGTTAATTGCCTTGATCCTGTCGCCCTTGGTGTTGGTAGCGCCGAGATATTTTGTTTCGATGGTTTGCATAATTTTTAGTCTTGAGAGATCAAGCGATTCCATAATACCAGGAACGCACGTTCTGAGGTGGCCGGAACAACTCCATTACCCAATAACCGTAGACGGTCTACTCTGTTGGCGACTGCATCCACGCTGCCGGTAACTGAGTCCACCCCACCGGCAGCCCCATCAACTGCTCCACCCAATTCGGATTGAGCTTCCCCATCTTCCTGTTCTCCGGTTGAGTCATTGCCACTGACCCCTCCAGACGAGCCTTGTATCCCTTCTCTTGAATGCTCTTTTGTGAATACCCTACTGTTTGAGTCATCCCCGGAGACACTCTTGGAGTCCCCCACAACTCTGGGTTCTTCCCAGGCGAACTGGTCTTCTCCTGGACGGGATGGCCAAAGAGATCCACTTCCATCGAGGCAGTCTTCTCCGGGTTGATCTCCTGACTTGGCTGGCCAACCGACAGCACAAAAGCGTTCAGATTCAGAGATCGTTGCTTGCCCTTTGTCTTCCTTCGGAATTGCGATGGCCCTCCGTTGTTTTTTGAATCGTCCACGGTCATCGTTGGCCAGTTCTTTACCTGCTCTGTCAGGCAGCCCTCCACATACTGACGGCCTACGCTCTTCCGGTAAGCTATCCTCTTTTTGATTCCCTCCGGGCTTCTCTCTATGTCCATCGTTGTCGGGGTCAGCCACCCCAAGGATGAAGACTCGCTTTCGTTGGTGTGGCGCTCTCTTTCCATCTCCATCGAGGCATTCTGACGCTGAGAAAATTCCTGCCGTTGCCCGGTAACCCACTGACTCCAGGCTTCCGAGGACATACTTGAGAACATTCTCCCCGGTTCCGGTGGAGGAGGAGAGGATTCCTTCAACATTTTCGAGAAACACAATTGCTGGTCTGCACTCTCTGATCCCGTTGAGGATGTAGGGGAAAAGATGCCTGGGGTCTTCGGTAGATTTACGCTGGCCAGCTTGCGAGAAGGGCTGGCATGGGAATCCGCCAGAAAGGATGTCCACGCATCCACGAAACTCTCGGAATGGGAAGGTTTTAAGGTTCGTCCAAATAGGTGCTGGATCCAAGAGTTCCTCCTCCATCGCGCTAACCATCCGGGAGCAAGGGTAGGCTTCGATCTCCACATAAGCGACTGTTCGCAAATTAGGGAGAAGTCTTTTAAGTCCGAGTCCGATGCCTTCGTATCCGCTGCATAGGGATAAGTATCGGAGAGATTGTTTGGCAGGTTCTTTGGTAGCATCCACACGATTAATTTTCTAAAAGTTGGTTTTCCTTCCAGATCTTGTAGTAGTCCGGCTCAAGCTCATCCTCATCCTCATTGAAGCTCGGATGGTTAATCCTCTCGTCATCATCATCGAGTTTAACGGTGATCTCGGCAAGAGGGACATCCCATTCGTGACAATCAACGTCAGCCAGGGTGTAGCTGTCCTCGTTCACCTGAAGAACGAGCATCGGGGTTTCATCCCAGAGAACAAAATCGTCAACTGCGATCTTGGGCAACGGCTTGATCTTGTCAGCCCATGCCTTCACTTCAAAGCCCCGGTCATTTACCATCCGAAGCTCACCGGTATCCTTGTCGGCAATGATGCCGAAGTTAATCACGCCCAGGAGCTGGTGCATGAACCTGGTCGCGTAGAACCACTTGAGTTCGCCAGCCTTGGCATCGAGCTGCATTCCCCTGTTTTCAGCCCATTCGACAGAGAAGGTAGTGCCAGCCGTTTGAGGGCCGAAGTGTTCGGCAAGGACAAAGGTGGCAGGAAGGTCATTCTTTTTCATTGTATTGTATTTGGTTGTGCCAGGAAGAACCCGGCGGGTGATTACTTCTTGTCGAAGCTGCTGCGAAGGACGGCCTCACCGAATCCCTGCTTATCTATAATCGCCTCGGCTTCTTCCTTGGTGAAGGACTTGGCCTTGCTAAGTTCTGACCGATCCCATTCGCCCCAGGGGAGGTTACTCTCCCGTGAGCAAGCAAAGCGATCATTCCAGGTGCGACCTCCGCACTCTATGACGTATTCTTCTGTTATCATTGTATTTATTGTGTTGTGCCAGGCAGAACCCGGCGGGGTGATTATTTAGCTAACTTTCTCTCCCTCCGTAACTCTTCCTGCCTCTCCCTCCATTCTTTCATGGGGATGTTATCGGCCATCGAAAGATCCGCGAGAATTCCCTTCGCCTCCCTCAATCCCTTTACCTCTTTCTGCCAAGCGTCCCTGTAGTTAATCATGCCCGAAAGTTTCTTTGAGTCGAACAAGTTTAGGTGGCTCTTGCCAGATGTAAGGTCTATGATCCAAACCCACTTTTTAGGGCTATACCTGTCAATCGTCCCATCGGGTCGAGTTGCTTGACGGCGTTGCTTTCGCATCTTTCCTACGATGCTTCCCTCCGCATCGACTATTCGCCTCAAGGGATGTGACTCCGTTCCGTAGGTTCCAGCCCTCTGCTTGTAGCTTTTCTCCGCCCTTGGGGATTCGTGTTCTATTTTTATTATCTTGAACATCTGATTGTTTTCTTTAGCTCCTGGGGATTGAACCCAGCGGGTGATTGTTTAGCGGTTGAAACTCATAATCACATCACTCTGAGTTTTGGTTTCCTTGCCGAGATAGTTATCAACTATTTCCTTGGAAAGCGGTAAAACGTAATTGGCATACGGCCAGTTTGGTTTTTGGTTTGTGATGCGAGTAACAGTTTCGTAATCACTGTATAGCGCCACGAACTGGAGTGATTCCACAATGGTTTCGCGTGGAATGTTTTTGTGTCGCTTCATCTCAGCATCGGAAAAATTAGTTAAGCTGATATCTTCCTCCGTCCTGGTTGGATCGTTCATCTCAATCCAACTGGTGATGATGTCATGGACTGCCGCAACGATGTTGGAGTTGTAAAAGAATCCCCACGGTAAGTCCGGGAGGTTAGGATTAATCATTGTTGCAACCTTTCTACCCAAGGCCTCAGTGACGTAATCTGTCATGCCTACGGGTATGGAGCTTCTAAGGTGGATGTCGTATTCTTTTTCTGTCATGCAGACACTAAAGCATTTGTTTCACTTTGTGTCAACGGCAAATGTTTATTATTCTGTATCCCTTGTAGAATAAGGGTTAGTAGGAAGTCTCTACCTTCTTCTTGGGAGCCTCAAATAGGTCGGCATCCCCCTCTAATTCACACGCCAGGGCAGAGGCAATCACATCATCATCATGGCTGCCGGTGGCAGCTTCCGGCTTGCCCAATTGATTGCGAACAAACGTCTGAAGCTGGGAAGATAATTGAGGACATGGAATCGTGATCTTGTTTTCCTCCCGGATTGCATCGGCCAAAGCGGAGATGATTATTTCGCGGGACTTCTGGTCAGTCGAGAAACCAATCTTTCGGAGGATCTTGCCGGTAATATCATCCCGGATTCTTCTTCGCCACAAACGCACGTTGGCTTGCTTCAACGGCTCGACCCAGGCGAGGCCACTGTTGTTGATTTCCAAAACGCAAACACACCCGCCAGCCCATTGACTGAGTGCTGCTGCCTTGAGTGATCCTGGGGTCGGGTCATCCTGGTTGGAAGGCAAGGCTCGGGCGATTAACCGAAGAGGATGATACACGCCATCCTTGTCCCGGTATCCAGCTCTCCACAACATGATGGAGTTTCTGTCTTGAGCAGTGTTGCCGGTGGAAACTTCCTTGCCCGTCATCGAGTCAACTGTCACTAGATAAGAGCAGCCGTGTTTCGGCTCTTCGTCCCACACATGGAACTCCGCTTCCCCCGAATTTGTCTCGACAAACTTTCCAGCCCGAATGACTCCCTGTCTCCGGCGCTCGGCAAAGGCCTTCACCTGGGTGGAGATTCTGATCAAGCCCTCCATGTCGAAGCGAGGCGATCCGCTCACCAGGAAGCATCGCTCTTCACTCTCCAGATACTCTTGCTGAAAAATGTTTTCACTTCCGGCCAGCTTCCCGTCAATCGTAGCTCTCCTCCACTTAATTCTCTCAGCCGTGATCTTATCTCCCTGCTCGGCCATTATCCGGCGCTCCTCCGGGGTGAGGCTATTCACTATCTGCTCAAACTCATCCTGGCTTTGCAGCGGGATTTGATACTCCGGGACATCATACCACCCCGTCACAATCTTGATCATTCCATTGCCCCGCTCTCCTTTTTTCCACTGGTCGAGGGTGACAGCCCCCGCTCTAGACCCGGCAGTCTCGGCATCGGGATCGCCGGTAATCAACTTGGAGAAGTAGCCAATGCCATCCGGGGTAGACTCATCGACCCCCAGGGTAAACGGCTCATCTGCCAGGCCAGCTTTCAACTGGGGCATGATCACGGCAGCATCCTTGGCTGCACCGGATCTTCCAAACTTGGCTGTCTCGCTGGATCCTACAAGAGTCCATGTTCCACCCACACCGGGAGCTTTAGACTCAGCGGAGGAGCTATACCTGGTCGATCTGTTTGAGCATTCAGCCCGGCGGTCATGCACTTGGAAGTCATTGCCCCAGGGGAAGGGATCGAACTCGGCGTAGGTAGAGAGCATCGAGCGATGGTAGGCATTAGTCGAGATTGTATCGGTTACCCAGATTGCTCGGGTCAGGCGGGTTCTCATCCACCAGTAGATTATCCAGTTCAATACCGTGGAGCTGCCAGCTTGCCGGGGCTTGAGGACGAGTAGCCTTAACGGCTTGTTTTCCTGGAGGAAATACTCAACGGCCTCAAATATCTGCTCCTGTAGATATGTGGGGGTGGGGGAGACAATTTCCCCGGACTTGTTGATGATCTTGGCAAGCGTCACAAACGCCAAACGAGGTGACTGAAACCACTGGAACCTATCGCTCTCTGAAATTTTTCCCATGTTGCCTACAATAAACCTTGTATTTACAACGTAAACTCTTGTTGCAATTTATTTGAACCTATTGAAATTACCGTTATGTTACCTAGTAATGAAGAGGCGGGAGCCACTGAAGACGTAGCAGCGGGAGCTGCTGAAGCACAAACAGACATTGATGCCCAAGTCAACGAAGACGGAAGCGTGAGCCTGATCTCTGCGGGAGCGGAGCAAGAGCCAGCCGAAAGTCCAACCGACCAGGGCGATGGGAATACACTCGATGCCAGAACCCAAGGCATTCTAGATAGTGGTAGAACCCGGATAAAAAATCTCCCGGAGGCAGACCGCCTCGTAGTTGCTTATGCTTCGGCGCATAACATCCCCTTATCGCAAGCTCAGACCGAGCTGGGCGGAGGACAACAGCAAGCGGAACAGTTTCAGGGAGAAGACCCAGGCCAGCAATACGTCCCCGATCAGGCGTTAATCAAGGCCAATGAGGCCATCACTTCGCTCGACAAGGAGATTAGTGAGGCAAGGGCAGAAGGCGAGTTAGAAAGAGCCGACGAGCTGATGCAACAGCGATTCGACCTCCAGGAAGACAAGCTCAACGCCCAAATGGATATCCGGGAGGCAGATGCCTCTGCTTCGGCTCACGAACAGCAGCAGTTCTCCAGCGCCTGGGACAACGCAGCGGATCAGGCTGTCGATATGTATCCCCAATTAGAGAACGAGGATTCGGATTTATTCAATGCGGTTCAGGAGCAGTATGAGCGCCTGGTCGCCACGGATGATCCTGCTCTCGGTAATCCCAACTGGCCTTACGAAGCTGCCGCCGTAGCAGCATCACAAATGGGCGTGTTATCCAAAGCGCAACAAGAAGCTGCTGCCCCAGGAACGCCCCAAAGCCCATACGGGAATCGCCGTCCAACATCCGCTACACCTAGCAGTGGATCCAGGGGAACCTCTGGAGCCAACCCGCTGGGAGTTCCGGGGACGGTTGATCTTTCCAATTTAACAGCAGACTCCGGTCAAGCTCTTCTTCGGAAGCTAGGCCGGGGCATTCACGATTCATAGCCCCTCAGTCCATCTGGTCTGTTGGGTTACAACACAAACCCAACCTATAACAGACCATAAAAGATGGACATTAATACAACCCTAGCGAGCGAGGTATTCACCTCCGTAGCCACTGCTCGCGCCAAGATTTGGAAGGAAACTTTCAAACACTTCGGCAATACAACTGACGTTACCTCTGCCCTTGAAGGGCCAGAAGGTTCCGGCGCAGCCATTGCTACACGCCACGATTTGAAGGGCAAGCGAGGAGCTATTATTGAGTTCCTGGCTTCCTCTGATCTCGGTGCATTCGGAAAGCTCGGAGAGGAAGAACTCAAGGGCAATGAAGAGAAACTGAACTTCTCAGGAACGACAGTAACTCTTGACTTCAAGCGCCATGCGACTGCTCTCACCCACTCACTTCGTAAGAAGATGGCTGGCGGACATACGCTCGAAAGCCTTTCCTCGGAAGTGCTTGGACGACATTTCGGACAGTGGCGACAGCGCGATGCGTTTCGCAAGCTGATCGATAACACCGGAGGTGGTGGTCACGATGCTGCTCTTCCCGACAATATCCAGTTCGGTGGAACCGCTACCAGCATCAATACCCTGATTTCTGTTGATACTATCGATACAGATAGTGTGACTGACCTTGTCACCCAGGCTGCCTGGCTTGGCGTTGAGCCAGCCCGTATCTCAAAGGGCGGCAAGTCGTCAGCCGAAGATACTTATCATCACATCCTCCTCGCTGACAATCAGGAGTTGAGGCCTTTGTATAAGTCATCTTCTTACCAGACCAGGATGCAGAATGCTGACGTTCGCGGTGACAATAACGGAGTCTTCAACGGTGCTTTTAAGGACATCGATGGAACCAAGATCCTCAACTTCCGGGGTGTATACGGTGATCAGAATGGCGCTATCGGCTCTCCTCTGACCCCGGTCATGCGACTCGGAACAGCGATTGCTGATACTGGATCCGGCGCTTCAACTCTGACGGGGTCAGCAGCCACCGCAACTACGGATCCGAATTACTTTATCGACTTCCCTGGTTTTGATTACCAACATACTGAGGAACAGGTTGCTGCACCTGACAGCGATACTTATTATGCCTTGGCAGTGACCCCGGCTGGAGGATTTGCATTCTTTAAATATGCAGGAACTCTGAACCTCGGGTATAAGATGATCATCCCGTCAGCTAACTGGGCAACCAACACACCATTGACCGGTTCAAGGGTTGACGGGAACGGAACAGGAACTTCTGCTGCCTTCAGTGGCAAGCTGGTGACTGCTCTTCCTGTTGGAACGCTGATCTTCCCGGCAAACATTGATGGTGTTCCTTACGCCTATTCTCTCCTCCTCGGCAGCGATGCCCTGGTAAGGGGTTACGGTGAGGACATGAAAATGACGGACGACATGGAAGATTACGGTTTCCGTAAGGGGATCGGATATCAGGCCATGTATGGTGATAATGTCTGGACTGACCGTAATGGCCGGGTTCGGAATTACATCCTCGGATGTCACGCCTACAACCCGATTGGCAAAAATTGCCCAAATGTTCCCGCTGCATAACGGGTAACACGATTCACATCCCATGTGTGCTAAGGCTGTCTCAGGCTCCCTTCGGGGGGCCGGGGCAGCCGTTTGCACACTTGGGGTTTATCATTTAGATTAAAAGCACATATGGCTAAGAAGACTGCTGCCAAAAAGGTAGCCAAAAAAAAGAACACACCGGATAACTCTGTCGCTGAGATATACGTTATGATTGGTGGTATGGGGCATTCAATTCAAGCCTGGCGCTGGGCAGGACTGAAACATCAATATATATTTGCATGGGATGAGGTATTAAGGAGGCATATTATAAAGTTTGATAGCGTTGAGGCTTATGAGGCTGTCAGGGAGGATATCATTCATAACGCTGGCGGGATGATGCTAGGGACTCAAGGGTTCCAGGTGCTGATTGTCACCCCGGCAATGAAGGAGGATCTTGAGGAAAGGCGGGACAGCCGAAGGAGGGCGACCAACGCAGCCAGGTCTGCACAAATCCAAGCAGCAGCGGAGGCCACCAAAGCAATCAAGACGGCCAGCAATGCGCTGGATGATGTCCGCAAGAAGATCGGAGCAGCCCCCGACCAGGTTGCTCAAACCAACAAACTTAAACTCAAGGCAACGAGCCTAAAGTAAGATGACCAAGGGAGAAGTAGCTCATCGCTTGTTTGATCTGGTTTCCCAGGCAGACACCACTGCCCCCAATGCGCCGACCAAGCGTGGCGTTTTGGAAGTCTGTAATGCAGCGGTGCAGGAGATATCTCATTACGCCACTAGGGACTTTTGGCGAGATACTCGTTCAGCGATCCTGCATCCTCCCACCACTGTCACCCTTAACGTGACTGAGGACAGCAAAACGATTGCCAGCCTGTCTACTTGGGCTGCCTGGATGGAGGGATGCTCAATTGAAATAGCTGGGTCTGATCAGCTCCATAGGCTGGACGGCCAGACCAGGCTTCAAGAGGAGTGGATTGGATCCACCGCTTCGGGAGTCACAGCCACCGTCTACGGTGATGCCGTAAAGCTCAACGGAACAGTGCTGAAGGTGCTAGGCAGCATAGTCTTAGACGATGAGCGTGTGCTTACGCCTTTGGCAAATGAGGACAGAAACAACCGGCTGCATCACAACCGGAGCGCCTATTATCGTGGCAGATGGTGGGAGTATGGTGAATCCTCGCATTACCCTTCCAGCTTGAACGACAAGACCGGAACGCCAACACATTACTTTATCGATTCTGAGTATGAGGCAAACACTAGTCCTTCTGCTGGAGGAAGCGCAGACGATCAAGTTCGCGCCCAGGAGAACTTCTTGAGAGTGCGACCCTTCCCGGAAGCTAAGTCCCGGATCCGCTTTTCGGCCTCGATCAAGCCCACCGCATGGACGCTTGCTGAGATTGAACTTTCTGGCGCTAACCCTTCGACTGCCGGTAATCAAAACACGGGCTGCCCTGGCGGGTTGGACGAAACAATCCTGCTTCCTTTTTGCTACCAAAATATGACGAAGATGCTGGCGTTTATGGTCGGCCCACTTCAGCATGACGAGTCAGCAGCCACTACCTCGATTCTCACCCAGATCTATCAGGACTACGAGGAAGCCATTCTCATTCTCCAGGATCTCGCCCCGCAATCAGAGCGAACTCCAGCCTATCAAGTGAGCTGGTAATATCATGGCAAGGACAGCAGCAGATTGGACTGTCTATCGCGTCTTTTTTAAAGGCAGTCCTACGCCTATGGATGTGGAAACGCGATCCTCCTGGGCTGTCGCCAAGCACCGGGGGATGAGAATGGGCAGTTCTTTTTCGGACGACTTTGATAACATCGGAAAATTTCAAAACACGATGCACCTAGCTGGGCCGAAGCGCCTCTGGCCTACCGGATGGCGACCTGAGAATAAAGAGTTTTCAGGAACGCTCGCTGATATAACTAATTCGGAATCTGAGATGGAGGCAAACTATTGGCCGACAGAATCCATTGCCGGAATATTTCATCGCAATATTTATAGCGGGACTAATGTCCCGGCAGCAGGAGCAAAGCCGATAACTATAGATGGAAATGCGTATCGCATCTACTTCAAAAACTGCCCAGCCACAATGGATGTTTTAGCCGGGGGGTTTGTTATTACCCAGCAAGAGAGCTTTAGAATGGTAGCTCCTGGAGCGGAAACAGTTGTCCATCGAATTGAACGGGGCGGAGGGAACATGATTTACTTTTATGGATATGGGGGGCAATTTTATCCAGATGAATACTCCTGGGGGGTCGGATCAACGCGAAAGTTTTTTGATTACGAATTGCGATATGGCCTAGCGGGATTAATGGGATCCGGTGGGGGTTACCCGGCATTGCATCCTAATGATGACAACCTGGGAACAACGGCTTCCCTTGACTCGGCAGCCACATATCTTCCATTGAACAATGTCCGGGCAATCGTTAGACTCAATGCTTCAGATACAAATGTGGGATCGACAAATCCGAATGAGGTTCGGATTGTGCAGCCCACCAGGACATCCGCCGGATTGTGGACAATCTTCCAGCCCTCTGCTGTTGGTGCGTCCCTTGAACTAACTCCTTAATGATATGGCTCAGATGAATTATCAGTTCAATGACTGCGAGGAAGGGGTTTTATATAGAGCTTTGTTTTCCATTTCAAAAGCCGGAGCAAATACCCTTGCTCTCAACACTGATTGGACTCCTTCCGCTGGCGATACCAAGGTTTACAAGGGCAGTGGATCCCCAGCAAATACGACTAACAACCCAGGGCTTGGCAGCAATGGCATATGGGCTTTAACCCTAACGGCTGATGAGATGACTCCTTCCAACGCGAACGGAAATATAATCATTGTGACTATCGCTGACTCTAGCGACATCGACAGCGTTTGCCTTATCTTTAATATCAGTCAACGCAAGTGGGCGCTGGAAAGATCCTGCGTATACAACAGCTAGTCTTCCGGCGTGTCGATCCAGAGCGGGTAGTCTTCGCCTTGCCGGGCTGGCAGCACATTGAAGTTAAAATGCTCAACAGCCTGATCCCTGGTCATGCCCCTAGCCTTGAGTGCATCAATGCTCTTTTGGATTGAGTAAACAGCCACCGGGGGATCCTCATCGGAGGCCACCCCCAGGAACGCCTCGTCCAGCCCGTCTGCCAGGACAACATCCTGGCCGGGCAATTCGCCTTCTATAAAATCCTCGATGTCATCACGGGTCATGGCTGATAATCAACCATTCCAGGCTAATTCGCAACCTGGTATATAGGATTACGCTCCAGCCAGTCAATGGGAGTTGATTCCCGCCCGGTAAATACCAGCAGGTTTGCCATTTCGGCTTCAGCGATAGGCTGTCCCCAAACGGCAGTAGGTGGAGGGCAGCCAACGATGGGTTCACATCGGTCTATAATGCCCCCGGCGCTGATCTGAGTGCCTCCTGGGATCTCCGCGATTGACGCATAGGCCTTGGATATCCATTGACCCGAGGAGGGACTGTCCGGGTGCTTCGGCAGCTCTTCGCAGGGATTGGCGTTACAGCAGTGGCAGAATCCTTTAGGGGAATGGGTGTCTAGCATTTCATCACACATGGTTCAAAATGGTTAACTATAGTTAATGTTGACACAACATGATACACCATGTTAAGGGTGTCAACTATGCAAAGTATGCACACTCAGATGGGGCCAAACGAGGCAGTGTCCTGGCTACAAGCCAATACGGACGCTAACTGGTCGAGGTCAAAGTTCTACCGGCTCCGCAAGGCAGGTTGGTTTGATGGAGAAATCCGTAACGATAAAGGGTGGGATATGTTCACCCCCCAGGCGCTGGCCGATGGGTGTGAGAGGCTCAATATCCGGGTGAAGGAGGTAAGCAATGTGTCCTGACGATCATGTTTCCAACGAGGACTATCAGGCATGGCTACAGGCTTATAACGCCCGGATGAGAGCCTGGAGGAAGGAGTCATATGCTCTACAGGATCAAGCACAAAGGGTGTCTTGGCTGACCGCCGTCTGCATTTGTGTATTTTTTGTGAGCCTAATTGTTCTGAACTGTTACCTAATGTCCGTATCCATCTTGTTTACTGTCTTGACGGCGCTCTATCGCCATGCACTTATCAAGAAAAGCATGAGGATTGATGACATGAGGAGCCAGGCATCAGCAAACAGGAGGTATTACGATTATGGATAAAAATCTGAAGAAGGCATTGCGGAAGGTTCCTATGGCTAACAAATACCGGGCAAAGCGTTCCGGGAGCGCCCTCTTCGGAGGCAGGATGTTCGACTCCAAGGCAGAGCGGGATCGAGCGGAGAGCCTCAAGGCGATGGAGCAGGATGGCAGCATTACCGATTTGGAACTCCAACCCCAAGTTGTCTTGACCCGAGCTGGAATTAACTACAAGCCAGACTTCGCCTACACCGAGGGCAACGGGGTCAGGTATTATGAGGACGTAAAAGGCGTTGAGACAGAGGGCTTTAGGATCAAGGCAAAGCTCTGGTCAGTCTACGGCCCTGCTCCGCTAAGAATAACCAAGAGGAAGAGCGTCAAGGCCGGGTTCCAAGTGACAAAAACTATATATATTAAAAACAATGAGCAACTGGATCAAGGTAAGAAGTAACCTACGCACTTCCCCCAAGGTGGTCATAGTGGCCTCACGCTTGAGCGTAACGCCCATCACGGCGCTAGGGGCGATATGCACTGCCTGGATGCTGGCAGACGAACACGCTGACGAGCATGGTTTGCTGAAAGGCATTGATATCAATGTGCTGGACGGCATGATTGGCATTGAGGGTCTAGGTGAGGCAATGGCAAAGGTCGGCTGGATTGAGGCTGCCGAGGATGGGGTGCAGTTCATCGACTATGAAAAACACAACGGATCTACGGCTAAATCCAGAGCCAGAGATCAGCAAAGAAAGCAGTCTGCAAGAGCCTGTCCGAAAAAACCCGGACAGAAAAAGGACAAGGCGGGGACTAGAGGAGAAAAGAATAAAGAAGAAGAGAATATAAAGACTAATGTTCAGAGCAAGGATTGCTCAGAACCTACTTGGTCAGCAGAAGATGGGTTTGAAAAAATTACTGAAGGTCATTATGAGGAATGGAGTGAGGCTTACCCGGCGGTAGCCATCACTGAGGAGCTGGCGAAGGCGAACCAATGGTTGCTATCCAATCCCAGGAAGGCGAGGAAGACCTTGTGGAGGAAATTCATTACCAACTGGCTGAACAATGTCCAACAGCGTGGCGGCACTAGGGGCTATGTGGAAAGCATAAGGCCGGGAGAGAAAAAAGTAGAACACAAAGCACTAAACTAAAATGGGAAAACAACAGACAGAACAACTCCTCATCCAGGATGAGGCCTTAAAGAAAGCATCGCTCATGGTCTTGGGATCATTCGTTAGCGATGGTCAGCCCCTCTCTGAACGAACGGGAGAGGAGGCGGTAACAATAGCCAGAAGCATTGTCCCTTCCGGGGAATACTTTCTAAATCCGTTTCATGGCAAGCTCTGGGATTGGATACTTGAGCTTCATGCAACCAACAGGCCGTTGAGCTTGGTATCCCTGGCATCACATATGGCAGACGTTGGTGAGCTGGGTGATACATTCCCTTCCGCTGCCTGGGTGGAGATGATGGACGCTGTCGATAACGCTGAACACGCAGCCGATTCCATTGAGTTCTATTGTCAAGAGGTTGCTCGGGCATTCATGGCGAGGACAACTCATGCCAAGTTGACCGAGATGACTGACGGGGTGGCAAAGGGGAACCTGGATCTTGATCAGGTAGAGGCCAGTATCCATTCTCTCAAGGAGCTGAAAACTCATGCCGATGATTTTGAACCAATGAAGATGGGTGGGGTCTTGGGTGAGGTTCTGGAGGAGCAAGAGCGGAATCATTCAAATCCCGGAATCAAGGGAGCCATCACAGGATTTGATGTAGTAGATAAGCATCTAGGTGGGTTGCAGTCGAAGCAGTTCATCATCATTGCTGCCCGTCCCTCCCAGGGGAAGACGGCTCTTGCCTGTAACATGATCGCTGGATTGTGTAAGGCTTCCCATAGGAGCTTGTTCATTAGTTTGGAGATGACCCGGGTTCAATTGGGCAATCGATTAGTTGCCGGTGAGGCCAACACATCCTACGCGAAAGCCTCATTTGAGGAGCGCCCCACAACCGGTGAGCATCACAGGATAACAAACGCGATGCGAGATATGAATGGCTGGCAGATGGACATTTATGATCCACCAACCGAAACCATTGCCGGGGCTTGTGCCAAGATCCGCGAGGCAGGAAGGAAGGGATACGATACCGTGTTCATTGATTACATCGGACTACTTAGGCCTGACACCAAGGAGCAGAAGGAGTCGAGGTTCATGCTCATCACAGAGGCATCGACTCAGCTCAAGGCAGCGGCCAGGTCTTCCGGCGTATGTGTTGTTAGCTTGGCTCAACTGCGAAGAGAAAGCGAGAAATCAGACAAACCAAAACTCTCAGATCTTCGGGAAAGTGGACAGCTAGAGCAAGATGCCGATGCCGTTATTCTGGTCAACCGCCCGGACGGCGGGACACTCGATCTGAATAACGAGCAAGCTGAACTGATCATCGCCAAGAACAGGAATGGGCCAACTGGCTTTGTCCACATTATATTCAACCGCGAATCGATGATGTTTAGCGAAGGCAAGATATGATTGTCGCCTGGGGAGATAGGGGTTATTTTCCTCTATGCCAGGACGTAGACGATCATCCCCTCCACCAGCTCCCATGCCAAAGGTCAGGGGGGCATCCCCTCCACCAGTTCCCCTGCTTCAAGCAAAGGAGAAGTTTGGCAAGACAATAACTATTCACAAGCGCAAGCCAGCGCCCGGCTACCGGATCAAGTCCGGTGACACGCTTTATTCTTTGGCAAGGAAGTGGGCGACCAGCGTCAAGGACATTGCCCGGCTGAACAAAATCAAGGATCCCAACAAGATCAAGGCCGGGGATAGATTGCGGAAGCCAGCCATGACCAGGATGCCTCCGGTGGTAGTGAATCCCAGGACAGGCAAACCCAAGGAGTTTTAAGGAATCCTGGAACATTATATGCAAACCAAGGGATGTAATTCTAGGGTTTGACGATTTAGTTAAGATAGGTGAAATTTATCCATGCCCTATTCATTTTATTCCTCTGAGAAAAAGCGGGAGTCAAGCAAGGCCATGCCGTTTCTCGTTCCAAATAATGCGGGGTCATCGCCAATGCCATACTCAGGCATGAATGATGGAGGAGGCATGGTGGGGTCGGTTCCGGTCACATCGATCAAGACGAGAATATCTACTGGCGGCGGAGGTCAACCTGGGAACCCCCTACCCAACCCCGGCAAGCTCAGACCAGGCGGCAGGAAGGATGTGAAGAACCTTAATCCTTTTGAGCGCTGGCCTCGCAAGGACTCTCAAGCCAGGGGGATCAAGGACTCTTGGCATCGGCGCTTTCGGCGCAAGCCGGGAAGACGGGGCAGCTACGCTATTGCCGGTAAGAAACTTTATGCGCTCCGCTAGAATTTAAGTTATATTAACCATCTAAACATATAAAGAATATGCCCAGAAGTATTTACCAAGCAGGAAAAAAACAGCGCCGGAACCTTCAATCCCCATTCCAGGGACGAGGGAGCAGCGGAGGCGGAGGTGGAGGCAGTAGGTTTCGCAATACCTGGGGAACAGGCGGCAATGAAGGAAATTTCGCCGCATTCGAGTTTGATCGCTGGGAGGCCTTGCAACGAGCAGGGAAAGATCCAAGTAAATTTGCACAAGGAGTGGAAGACCGCTTCCGCTCTGAACGCATGGGGGTAGAAGGCCGAGCAAGGGCAGATCGCAACAGATCTTATCGCCGTGGTGTGATTAATAGATCCCGGGAAGGTCGTCGCCATGAACGGATGGCGAGGAGGGCGCACCAAAGAGGCAGAAGCTACAACGATTACTACGGGACGGCTTAATGGCGACTAGAGTTCCATATCAAGGCCGTCGATCAAGGACGATGGCTCGATCTGATCCTTCCGCCTGGGAGAGGTCAGTTCGTAAAAACGTCCAGCTTGGAGGCAAGTATCCCGTTCGCCTTTCCCAAGGTATGTCTTGGAGAGGGCATGGTGCATCTCCTGGGAACCGGGAAAAAAGAAAACTTGAACGCCATATGCGTCACGCTCGTCAGGTGGCCAAGCGGGGCCAGGCTAAGGCTTTGGCTGATACCCAGAGAGAGCAGGATAAAATTGATTATTGGGATCGAGCCGATTTCGATACTCGCAGGGGTCGCACTTCCCGCAAGGCCAAGGAAGCCCGGAGAAAGAAATCTAAACGAGTTCCATTTGTGGGACAGCAGTGGAGAGCAGGACGAGCCAATATCGCGGCAGCCCCGCCAGGGAAGAGCAAGGAAGAGATTTTTGCAGAGCGGTATCATAGGGAGCTGGCCGAAAGAGATGCTGCTGAGATCCAGCGGTTAGTAGAACGGGGTTTAACGTATAGAGACATAGCTTAGACAAATGCCAAACGTAGCAGGAAAGAAATACCCGTATACCAAAGCGGGGAAGAAGGCAGCCGAGAGAGCCAGGAATAGGCTCAAGCGCATGAAGCCATCGGTGAGAAAGTATCGCAGCGCATCCTATTAGGTCAATGCCTGAACTAAGATACACCCCCCGCGAGAGGGAAAAGCTCAAGGCCAAGCGCCTGAAGAGGATGAAGCCTTCTGCCCGGAACGAGCCGATTGATCGTGGCAGGGAACTAAGCGGGATCGGAACCCGAGGTCACGCCAAACGCTATCCCTATGTCAACCCTCCCAGGGGCAACCCCAAGGATATCCTGGCGATGAGGAAGCAGAACAAAGCCAAGGCAATGGCCGAGCTGGAAGCACTCCAGAGGGCGCTCGATGAGGGCAAGGTTTCACCTAGAGAGATCAGAACAGGAGGCATGGCCGACAGGGTCAAGAAGCTCCGGCAGATAGTCAACGAGCCTGACCCTACGCCTAGAGAGCGACCAAGGGGATACAGGCCATACAATCCCGACAGCCCGGACGATCCACCATACGAGGTTCATGGGGCTACCGGCATCCCGACAGCTTACCCCCACAATCCTCAAGACGTTGGCCCACCAGGTAAACCGAGAGGGAAGAGATAATGTCGTTACCGAAGTCCAAAAGAGGCAAGAAGATGATCGAGGACATGAAATATCGTCCTCCTTATCGCCATGCCTATCTCGCTCCCATGTTGAGGGCGATGAACTATGAAACTCATCCCCGGTCAAAGAAACCCATCACCAGGAGAAGTGGAGGCAAGCCAATCCCCAGGAACGAACCGATGGACGATTGGAGGACAGGGACAGCAAAGGGCAATCTCGACATTTACGATGCGCCTCGACGCTTTAACTGGAGTGCAGCCGATTACGGGACAGAGGGCAGGAGAGGAACCAAGGCCGGAACAAAGATGGCCAGGGACTATGATTCAGCCGATGCCAGAGCCATCCGGGCAGCGAAGAGGCGGAAGAGAATTGATAGGGAAGAGCTAGAGGATTCAATCGACAAGCCATTGCCTCCTGGACTACTTGAACAGTTGCGTAAGAATCTTCTGGAGAACCCTCGCCGGTTGGATAATCAAGAGAGAAACAAGCTCAAAGAACATTCATCCCATCATAGTTCCAAGCACATGGATTTTATGAAACAGCGCATGATGGCCGGAGACACTTTTGCTCAGGCTCATAAACAAGCACAAGCGAAAGCGGGGAAGTAATGGCAAAACCAAAGGACAAGGCTGCCAAATTTAGAACCTATCGCCAGAAGAAGGGGTTCAAGACTGTAGACGGCAAGAAAGTTTCTATCTACGGAAAGCCGAAGCGAATTGAACCTGCCAATGAGGGCTGGCCTCATCAAGATCCTAGGCGAGAGGGAGGCATTGAGGGGCAAGAGCGTGGGTATCTACAGCTACCTAACACAACCTGGAATCCGATTAAGAGAAAAAGAGTCGATGGTCAAGACTCAGGTCTATGGAATCCAGAACCAGAAGCCAGGCAGATGCTTGAGGACTGGCAATGGAAAAACCATCCCAGAGACAAAAAGCGCCGAGAGATAGAAGGGATTAACAAGACGCTTCGCAAGACCAACTCCGGGCAGATCGACCTCAAGAGGCACACAAGGCACACAAGGCGAACGGGAGGCAAGCCAATCCCCAGGAACGAACCTATGAATCCTTTCCTTGCCGGTAAGGGGGAGAGTATGTTGAGAAAGTATTACCCGGAAGGGGAAGAGCGAAAGCATAGAGGTGTTCCCTATCAAAGCGATGAGCCATTACGGAGAGGGCCAAGAGGGACTAAGCCCGGAACCAGGATGTCCAAGGAGGCCTGGGAGAAAAAACGCAAACGGTTACAGATGGAAATGGAGGAAGAGGCGCGGCGGAAGATGGAGGATGATGAGTTTGCACGTTGGAAGCAGCGTTGGGATCAACAAAACCCCGAGGTAAGAGGGGAAGACCCAGAAGATAGGCGATTGCATATGTGGCTCGATAGACGGGATTTTGAGCAAGGGGGAAGGAACCTGCCTAGAAACCCCCGCAAAAAGGGTGTAGGGTTCGGATAACAATTTAATAGCCACGGCTGTCTCGCAGCCAAACAAGAACACATAGCCATGAGCATTAGCGCCAATACCCTTAACGATACCCATCACCACACGAACCGACAATCCTTCGGAGCTGCCGGTGTAATCTTAATAGATGATACGGTTGCACATACCGGCCCATTCGTTGCCATCCAGGCATTAGTGGATTCCACGGTGGATATATCTGAATGCGATATGTCATTTATCGAAGATGTCGCTGACTTCACAATTCCGAAGGGGATGACCATCTATGGTGAATTCACCTCTATCGAATTAGATGCCGATGGCAAGGTCTTAGCTTACTACAAGTCTCGCTAGTCATGCCCCCTGGACTAGGATTAGGTGGCGGTGCATCCGCTGACCCGGCAAGCACACTGTTTGCCAGCACCCCCTTGCTGTTGGATACCTATCCGAATGCCCATAGGGCATACTCGGTGCGTAAGTTATCGAATGACTATTCGGGGTATGCGTTGAAACTTAGACGAACAGACAACGAAACCGCTGATGTCAACTTCGATGACAACGGGCGTGTATCAGATGACTCTATAATTGCTAACCCATCTGGAGGAGTTTCTGTATCAGATTTAGATACTTGGGTGGGCAGCGACGATGCTTTTTGCACGACTTGGTATGATCAGTCAGGGGAGGGCGTAAACGCCACACAAGATGAGGCCGCTAAACAGCCCAAGCTATACAGCAGTGGAAACCTTGAAACGTCAGGGTCGGCCTCTGTAGCCAGCTTAAAGTTTGATGGGAGTAATGATAATTTTCATTTTAATGAGTCGGGACTCACTTTAAGGGATATAACCACATTTTTATGTATAGAAGCTGATTCAGATCACGCTACAGCGGCGACTATCCGTTGCCCTATTGCCTTTACGATTTGGTATGCTAGTCCCCAAACCTATTATGCACTTCTTTTACGGGCTGACCCTTATAGGACAGTGGGGGCAGAATATGAGTATTGGTATGATCTTATAGCGACATCAAAACCAGCTTTCGCAGAGTCCACTGCAAGGCAACCACATATCGTGACTTTAACCGGAGGGTCAGGGACAGATAAACAGATATTTTATCTTGATCAAACGGCCAGCACCGTAAAGGCAGATTCTACCGCCACTCGCTCACTCTTAGGAGAGGGGACAACCAGCCAAAAGAATGGCATTGGTGCTTATAACGATGGAGGAAGCCCTGGCTATGCATGGAAGGGGGACATACAGGAGGTTATTGTCTATGACTCCGATGTATCTGCTAATCGTGCAAACATTGAAGACGACATGAACGCTGTATTTGGAGCTTATTCATAATGCCTTATTTAATTTTTAACAGTCCCGATGACGCTATTAGTCGCGCTGACCAAGCCGGTAAGGATAAGCCCTTACCCTATCACCGAGGAGACAATGACCCGACCCGTTATATGTGGTCGCAGTTATTTGAGCATGGCGATAACCCCCGTGGAGCCTTGATGATTGACGAGGAGCAGGGCTTGCTAACCGACGACGAAAAGGATGCTTTAGTCAATGAGCTACCCGCCGATTGGAATCATCCACCAAATCCTTTTGAGTAATGAAGGCGCTTCTCACGGCCTTTCTCCTGGGGCTTGCGATCTGCCAGGCGGATCCACCTACGCCGGAACTAACTACGTTCTACGACCACACTGAGGAAGTGTTTGGTATGTGGTGGGTGAGCGCCGGAGCAGAATACAATTATACCCTGGAGGCCAATGAGCTGGATGGGTTCGGATGGTTTACGGTGGCGACATGGGTTGCTCCTGCCAAGAATTCGGTGATGTCAGGCTACACCTACATTCAGTGGGAGAACGCAGCCATAGCGAGAGTCCGAGCCTACCTGGCTTCTCCTTCCCCAACGCCCCGAGATAATGCAAGGTGGAAAATACTAACCCCGGTAGAGTGGTGAACCTGGATTGGAATAAGATCGTATGCAATGCCATCACTGTCTTAGTTGCATCTGTTTTTGTCGGCGCAACCGCTCAACTCTGGTCAGGAGTCCAATCTATCGATTCCAGGATTGAGTCTAACCTGGCTGAGATCAAGGTCACCCAGGAGGTGCTGACCGGGCAGGTTGACAAGCTCACCGGCAAGCTGGCTGAGATATTGCCTTTGATCATCCCGGATGATACATTCAACAAGCCGACCAAGGGAACCAAGGAACTAATCGATGAGCGAAGAATCCAACAGCAAGTCCAGCAGCGTGGATACTAAGTTCGCCATTACCCTGGGCATCGGCCTGGCAGTCCAAGCAGCAGGTATTGTTTGGTTCATCGCCAATCTTAACTCCTCAGTGCAGCACAATGGCTACCGGGTGGAGATGCTACAGCGGGAGATCCGGGCAGACATAGGGACTATCGGCAAGGAGATGGCTGAGAACTCGCGCTTCAGAACAGAGTGGCCACAAGGCGTTTATTTGAGTGGTGAATTGCCTTCGGATACCAGGCAGAACCTCAAGATCGAGACTCTGGAAAAGCAGATGGACAAGGTAATGACCAAGCTCTACAACGGCCATTCCAATCCGTAAGAATAAGATGAGAAGACAAGCCAAAATGCCTCCCAGGAATAAAAGAAATTACAGACCGACAGGGGCTGGAGCTGGGATGACACAAGCCGGGGTTGCTGCTTACAGGAGAGCCAATCCTGGATCAAAGCTCAAAACAGCCGTGACGGGAAAGGTGGAGCCTGGATCAAAGGCTGCAAAACGCAGAAGATCCTTTTGTGCTAGATCACTTGGGCAGCTTAAACAATCTTCTGCCAAGACTCGGAATGACCCAAATTCTCGCATCCGACAAGCGCGAAGAAGATGGAGATGCTAATGGTCACAACGACCATTCTAATCCGTAAGAATAATATTTCAGTCCTGTTGAAAGTATGGATTTCCTAGATTAAATTCCAGCTTCGGGTTTCTCTTCATGGCTAACGGTCAGAATCCATTTAAACGACAAGGTCAACCTCCTGGGAATCCTCCCAAGGGGGATGCCCCCTATTATCCTACTAAGGAAGAGATGGAAGCAGCATCTCAACGCCCATTGGGGACTCCCAGCCCGTGGAGTAGGCAGAATAGACGCAAGTGGGATGCCGAGAGAAAGCTCCAGCAACAGAAGGCTGCCGAGCAGCGGGAGATAAACCGGGTCAATGCCCGGCAGGACAAGGCCAATGCCGATGCCCTGGCTGATGCCAAGGCTCAGTTTATCCGCCAGCAAGGCGTAGATCCCAAGGACGTTGACAGGATCGATGTCGATCCCCAGGGGGGATTAAGGATGCTTCTGAAGAGAAAGTTCCTTCGGCATGAGATTGACAAGGATACCGGGGAAACCCAGGCCATCTTCAGAAACAAGAACAACCAGGAGGAGAGGCATAATGTTCTCAATAAGGCCGGGAAGCCGATCAAGGATGCCGGGTTGAAGCTAGACCGCTCCACCGGCCATCAGTATGTAGACATCGAAGGGACAAGGCACATCGTCCGAAAGAACCTTGCCCTAAAAGAGTATTACGACTACAAGGCCAAGGAAAACAAGGCAAGGAGGGAAGAGCAGGATGCCTTGGATGTTCAAGGCGATTTGGAAGAGTCTCTGGATAGAGCTAATACTGAGATAAAAGCAACCGAAAAGTGGCTGTCTGATATAGCCAAACGGAAGCAGAAACCGGGCGACATCGAGCTTGTCGATGAAAAGAAGAAAGAGCTGGAGGCTCTCACAAAGGACAGGGATAGAATTTACGAGCAGCACAAAGGCGCTACAACCGATTACCGAAAAAAGAGATCAGCGCATAGTCGATTGGAGGACAATCCCGTCCAATACCGGACGGCAATAGACTTCCCCAGGTATTCGGCAATAGCCCCACCGTCTGATGGTGAAGATGAGGAGACAGTCGGAGCCAGAGGCAGCCTTGGCATTCAAGGCGATGCTTATGAGAGCGAGGATCCGCCCATCCAGGTTGAGGGGACTTCATTGAAGGTGGATCCCTACGAGGGGTATTACAAGTCAGAGATCACGATCCCTGGGGGATACACTCAGCATTTTTACATTCCCAAGATGGCCGGGAAGAAGATGGCTCACACGGCAAAGGATAGAGTCAGCTACAACAAGGTGGTCAAGGAAGAGCTACGCAAGGGGACTCCTGCTCGGGAGGCACATAACAAGGCGCTGAAAAAGTATCCCATGACCCTGACGGGGAAGGATGGAAGGAAGGCAGAACTGGAGCGCCTGGAGAATGAGTATGCCAAGCTAGAAAAGGAGTGGGAAGAATTTACAAGGAAGACTGACCCGGCTACGGGAGTGCCAGAGCAAGCACAATCATCGATCCAGCAAGCGCAAGAGATTCAAGGCAGGTTGAACCAAGTGAAGGAGGAGCTGGACGCTGCCCGGCGGATGGCATCTTCTCGCCCGGCATTGGCTGCCAGGGCAGGGCTTCCTGCCGGGACTTTGACCGATCCCCGGATTCGCCTTCACGCCATTGGTGAGGCTGCCAGGTCTGAAACTAGCGCCGTGGACAAGGCGATAGCTATTAGGAAGCGCCTCATTGAGGCCATAGATATTAGTGACTCGGAAGGCAAGCAGAGGCTAAAGAATCTCCAGGACGGACTGAGGAGTCTTGAGGCGAGGAAGGAAAGCATAGCAACAACCCTTAATGCGGATATCTATAAACGATTAGGGCCAGTGGACGGAGCCACGCTTTCCGTTCCGATTCAAACGAAGTATGATGCGATCAACGCACTGAAGGCTGACGAGGGCGAAAAGAAAGACCTAAAAAATCAAGCAGAGGCTCACGAATACACCATGATCGTCCGGGAGATGTCGGCGGGAGTGGACAACCATCCTGGTCGCAGGGAAGCTCTATTGCACTTGCTCAAGGGATACCGGGGAGCAGACCCGAATGTTTTAAACAACAAGGCATTAAAAGACATAGGCAAGTCAGGCCTCCCTTGGAACGAGAAGCGATCTAATCTGGAGTATGCCCTGGAGAAACTTTCCGGGACGGGAGCATTGAAACACGTTGACCAGGATCTCAACAAGCAGGAGCTGATTGCCATTGGGCATCACCTCTCACGCCTGGGAGTTAAGGGAGTTCCCGAGGTGGTAATGAGGAGGGAGTTTGAAGAGATATCCCAAGAGGCATTGGAGGATTTTGGCAACAAAAGAGGCAACGAGCTTTGGCCGTCCACCGGAGGCTTGGTGTTGGAGGATGGCGAATGGAAGCAAAGGAGGAAGGATGTAGGAGGCCTTTACTTGCCCCTTAGTCCCATGCGGTCTGTAGAGTGGCAGGGCGAACTGGCCTTAAAGAAGGCTGAGTCTCATAGGCCTCCGGTGATCGAGCCAAACTCGGCAGAGGAGCTGGCATCCTGGGTTCAAGAAAACATTATCCCCTTCCGCCATGTGTTTAAGAGCGGTCATCAGAAGTGGGCGGAGGCCAACCGGACAACATTTGAGGACGAGGGAACCGCCTGGAAGAAGATCGTTTACGACAAGGAATCCAACGCCGGGTATTACTTTCGATACAAGCCCCAGAGCAAGGGGCAGGTCATGCAGTTCAAGGTTGACCAGGAGCTTGGCGATGTAACCAATCCTGGCAAGGTTATAGATTGGACTATCCCGAAGGGTGTCCACAAAGCACCCGGTCAGCTTGGGGAGAAGATGCTGAGTCATGTGTCCGAGAACCTGGGGGTTGCTGCTCCCTGGATGTCCATGGAGACTTTGAAGTCTGCAACAAGTCGATTCGCAAGGGACACCATTAAGGTTGTGAACTCGATGGGTTATGGCGCTTCTCTTACAGCAGCCAAGGTGTGGGGTGATCCAGGCGCTATGGAAGCCGTCATGGCCGTCCAAAGGAAGAATGACGAGCAACTTGACGAGGCTTTGCCTGTTAGTGTTCGGGACAGCTTCAAGGCAATATCAGATGAAGCCATGCAGTGGAGGCATGGGATGTCTGCTGCCGGTAGCCAGATACTGGTGACAGCACTTATGGCTCCGGTGGGGGCTGGCGTTACCATCGGCAGGACAGGACTAATCACAATGCCCAAGACCCTGGGGCGCTGGGGAGGATTCGGCGCTGGCGTATTACCAAACTTCAGCTACCAACTCAAGGGAGGCATGGAGGACGCTATGGCACATGGCGTTTCGGCAGAGAAGGCATTCAATAAGGCTGCCGGGACAGCAGCAATAATTTCTCCGGTTGATACGCTCTCGGATTTTATGCTCCTGGGCGGGGGAAAAGTGGTCAAGAAGCTGGTTCCTCAAGCAGCCATCAGGCGAACACAAGCAGATCTGCTGAAATCTATAGGCTTGGCAGGAGGAGTATTCGCTGCCAAGGCAGCCGTGGAAGGCGAGACAGAGAGGCTCCAAACCTACATAGAGAACTGGAACGCCAAGCACTGGTCGGGGTATGATAAAGATCGGTGGATACATGAGGGAACGGGCATGGCAGCAGCGATAGGCTACGGCTTTGGCGCGATCATGTCTGCCCCATCAACGGCATTCCAGGCAATAGAAGCTCGGAAACGGGCTAAGAAATTTATAGAGATCGAGGAGGCAGTGGAAGAGGTGCAGAAGGCTGCCCAAGGTGGAACTGCTGCCAAGAGGGCATACAACGAGAAGGTAGGGGGCGAGGTGTTTACCGACATAGACTTCTACGACCAGGTTCAAGCACTGAAGGAGCGCCGGGCTGGACTGCCTATGGAGTTGCTTGGAGTAGATGCCGACACATTGGCTCCCATCCTGGTGGACTCAGGACTATCCCCGGAGGCACAAGACAGTGTCATCGAGATGATTGCGGAGGGGGATATCGCAGCCCTGGCAGCCTTGGCAATATCCGGGAAGATATCAGCGCCTAGCGCGAAGAGATCCAAGGAAATTGATAAGGTTCTGGCAGATACAGGTGAGGTCACAAGGGTTCGGAGTGGGACAGCCCAAGGCATTGTAGAGGGAAGCATATTCCTTGCCCGGGAAGTGGAGAGCATCCTTAATACCGGGTCAGCAACTAACGAGGAGGCTGCTGGCATCCTGGTCGAGATCGGGGTCGCACTAGAACAGGCAAACGGTCAACTCAAGATCAACTCCAAGGCCAGCCAGGTTCTTCCCTCGATAATCGCCGGTAAGGTCGTTGAAGAAGCGAATAAGGCGGCACAAGGAGCGCCAACCTTTGCGGAGCCTTCGCCAGAGGTCGCAGATCCCCGAGTGGAAGATTTAATCAACGAGGGACGAGACAACCTAAAAAATGCTGCTGAAGAGATCGTCAATGCTCCCCTCCCGGAGAGCTGGAACGTCACCCTGCAAGACCCGAATAACCCAGATCAATCCTTTCCCATCGTAGTCCAGGCATCCTCACCAGAGGCAGCTCAGGAGATGGCTAACAACATGGTTGCACCCGGTGGGGTATTCCCCGGCCATGCCATTCAATCAATAGACCTTATAGAACAAGATGAACGCGACAACATCGAGCGCGATGCCGCCCAACAGCAGGATCAAGAGATGGGGCTTCCACAAGAGGAGCCTCTCGTTCAGGAAGAAGCTCAAGTCCCCCAAGCGGAGCTGGAAGAAGCTCCAGCAGCATCTCCCCAGGAGTTACTAGAGGGGGTAGGGACAGCCGTCCAGGAATTTGCCAGAGCCAATGAGGCAATGCTCGGAAGGCATGGGATCAGGGTAGTCCTTGACGGGCAAGTCCTTGGCCTAAGAGCAGCACCTTTTATTAAACCGGAAACCGGAAGGCCAGCGTATATAAATCATCAAGTCCTTGAGGAGGGCGGGGATCCAGAAGTCTTAATATACTTAAACTCTGAAGGCATTGCGAGAGGGCTAGAGCAGTATCCCGAAGGCAGAGGTCAGGCAGAAGTCCTCCAGAAGGTTGTCGGGGAAGAGCTTATCCACGCCTTGGACTATGCGTCCATGCGTGACAAGTGGATTAATGGCGGGAGGCAAGGCACGTTTGAAGAGTTTATTGAAGCCGAGAATCGTTCTGTTTGGGACGAGATGACAGATGAGGAGCGCCTGGCAGCAGCAACTCCATACGTTGCCGATCCAGCAGGACTGAGGCTAACTGACAATGGAGTCATTACCGCTTCGGGGACAGAGCTTTCAATTGATCAAGTCGTTAGCGAATATGTGCGACAGCTTGTGCAAACAGAAAGAGAAGGTGCTTCTTCTGAGCTAATTCTTTTACAAAAGAAAGGGTTTGGAGAAGCCGTAAGAGAGAGGTTACAATCTATATTTGATTATCTCCGCTCTGCACTTGCAACGGCGACTAAAGAATTGCGTCCACTGCTTCGGGAGAGGATGGATGTCATCCAAGGATTACTTACCGGTGTCACAGAAATTACTAGAGAGGAAACGGCTCCTGCTCCTGGCGCTCAAGCTGCTCCCAGAGGACGAGCTGCTGAACCTGTTGATCCAGGTGGAGAAGGCAGACCAGAAATGGGACGAAGAGCTGGAGCGCCGGAAGCTGCTCCTGGAGACAGGGCTGAAGGTGTGCTGGGAGACATGGGACTGCCCAGGGAACAAGCTCTTGCGCTTGAGGCTTTCAACATCGGGTTAGCCGAGAAGGGATTACCCCCGGCCACTAACGCAACCCTGGATCCACCTCCGGGACTTGAGACATTTGTTGCTGGCTGGGATGCCATCGGGACAGGTCGGCGGATAGTCTTTGTTGATATGCCCATGAACGCGAGCGGGGCGGTTCAGCCGGGGCATAACGTAATATTTATTAACAGGCTATCTGAGGCAAGGCTGGACGTTGCAACAGTAGGACATGAGTTTGTTCACACGCTCAAGGAGTCAAGCCCAGAGCTTTACGATGACCTGCTTACGGCCATTAGGAAACTTGCGAAGACAAGAGCATTAAGACTTCCAGACTACATAGAAGAGGCATACAAAGGCATCGGTGTAACTGACATTGCCCAGCTAGAAGAAGAAGCCCTCGCAAACCTGGTGGGAGATTTATTCCTAGAGAAGAAGTTCTGGAAAATCCTTGCCAAAAAGGAGAAGGGGTTATTCAGAAAAATATACAGCAAGTTCATTGAGTATGTCAGCGATGCAGCAAGGCTTTTCACGATGCACTGGGGACAGGCTGGATTCGGTCAGATAGAGGAGATGCAACTCCAGGGGAGGGCATTGACCAAGGCACATAACGCCCTGGCAGATGTCATGCTGGCATCCCGGGGAGCAAAGGCTGCCCTTAAACGTGGCGGGATCAAGTTCGCCCTGGATGACTTCGGGCAGGAATCCTTCTCCAAGAATTGGCCGTTGCCTTCCAATTGGCCAACTCCTCCCGGTCAACTTAGGGCTATGCTAAAGGGTAAATTTTCCACCTTGATTGATCAAGGGGGCGTGGATTCCCTGTTGAATGCCCTTAGTGAAGAGCATATTAAAAGTGGGCTTCCCGTTAGGGACTTCTTTGAGTTCGCGGCTACGATCTTGGACGAGATGGGCGAGCATGGGGAAAGCAGGACGGTTAGAGAAGAAATTGCCAACCCCCGGTTTAATGCTAAAGCCAAAAGGATAGATCAGAGAATCGAAACAGATCACGCCAGACGGTTACTGCAAGTAGTTCGCCGCCAAGTGGCAGCAATGACGAACAAGCGAACTCCTGACCGGGTCAACAGAGATGACCTCCCTTGGGTAAGAGCCTTGCTTACTAGAAAAGACCTTCCAGAAGTGCCTTCCAATCCCTATGATAGTATGAGGGCAGAGGAATATCAGCAACTCCGGGATAAACTTATTGCAGTTGGCGCGAATGAGGAGCTGTCTAAGGCAGCAGAGGCAGCGCCATCAAATGTCCGAAGCCTGGAGGCTTATGCCCGGTTTGTAATCCGCAACTACGTTAGGACTGTTCACCAGAAGAATCTCCAGGAAGATCAAGGGAATACCCGCTTCGCTCTCGATGTAGATGATACCCGTTACATGGATCTGGCCAGGGATCCCAAGAAGAACCGGGCGGAGTTACAGCAGATGGTGGACGCAAGAGCGAAGGCTGCTGGGTATGATGTCGGCCCCGTGTTTCATGGAGCCGTGGAGGAGTTTTCTGTTTTCAGAACTCGCCCCGACCAAAAGAAATCATTTTCGGGCATAGGGGAAACATCGCTGGGGGCAATGTTTAGCGAGTCCAAGGAAATTGCGGGATCTTATCCCCTGCACAACCGCAACAACAGGCTCCGAAAAACGCTACCGGTTTACTTACGACTCGGCTCCCTAAAAAAGTTTCAATCGCTCAGTGATGTCAGGGAGGATATGATGCAGTTCAACGCCTCAAAAGGAGGCCCCGAAATCCCTGCTCCCCAAAGCAGAATTGCCTCATCCCAAAAATATCAAGACCACCTCAAATCGCAAGGGTTTGACGGGATAACCTTTTCCGAGGGGAAGGCCAGGCAACCCAACAACGCCAGGAAAATAGTCTATGCGGTCTTCGACCCCTCTCAAATCAAATCAGCCGACCCGGTAACCTACGATGATCAGGGTAACGTCATCCCGCTCTCACAGAGATTCGATCCCGCCAAGAAGGATACCCGCTTCGCTCTCGATGTTCCAATAGAAGGAGGGCAAACAATTCTCCCCGATGGCGACAGAACAATGATACCCGGGACAGTCTTCTTTGCCGGGGGTGGCTTAGTGGAAGTAGGGCTACCCTGGGTTAATTGGGGGGTTGTCGTTGAATACGATCCCGAGCTGGCAGCCGTTCACAAGAAGGCACACGGAAGCAACCCTACGGTGCAGGATGTCAGAGAGTTTGTTAATAGTTCCAAGAATCTTAACAGAATACCAAAGAATGGATACTTCCATGCCAGCCCGGTTTGCAAGGATTTTTCGGTCATCAACCAAAATGTTGCGGAGTCAGACTTGCCCGTCATTACGGCTAAAGCCGTTGCCAAGGTAATCAGAGAAAGAACCCCAGCTATCTTCACCTTGGAGAACGTAAAGCAATACGCCTTCCCTCCAAAAAAGAAAGGCAAGCCTCAACCAACAGAGGCGCTGGACATAATTACAAAGGCGCTCGATGAGGGCGGATACGCTTGGCAAGGTCAGGTGTATGATGCTGCTGACTTCGGCGCTCCCACACATCGGAACAGGTATTTGCTCCGGGCGACCAGGCATGGCGAATTGCCTCCTGTTCCCCAGCCGACTCATGGGCCGACAACGGACACTCCTCATGTTGGATGGTATGATCTTGTCGAGGATTTGATCGAGGACTTGCCTGATATGTCTTTGGAAAGTCTCAGGAGAGCAAAATACATTTATCGGTCATTTGAAAAACATGAGGGAGGAATAGATCCAGAAAACGTCCCAGAGCCGATACTGGTGGCTGGCTCGGCTGTTCATTACAAGGTCAATACCGCAAGACCCAATGAACCCATGTTCACAATTTTGGCAGACTCCAATGATATACTGCGGATCCTTCTTCCTGGGGGCAGGGTCAAGAAGGTTACTTCTCGCGTTAAGGCCAGGTTGACCGGGTTGCCTGACAGCTATCCCCTGCCGTCTGATTCGATAGCAACAGGAGCAGATGCCAAGTGGACTCAGGAAGAAAAGAACTCGGAGAGGACATCCAAGATAATTGTCGGCAACGGCGTTCCACCGGCATTGGCAGCCGGGGTATTCGGCCCATTGATTCAGCAGGAGATTGCCCGGCGTGGAGAGACTCCCCGCTTCGCCCTGGATGTAGACGATACCCGTTACATGGAGTTAGCCAAGGATCCCAAGAAGAACCGGGTGGAGCTACAAAGGATGGTGGATGCGAGGGCGAGGGCGGCATCAGGAATCCAGTTTATCGACGCAGGGAAAGAGCAGTCGCAGGCACTGGCTAACCAAAAGGAGTTCGACTCAACGCGAAATTACTACGAGCAAAAGTTGTCCACTGAACTCACTAAAGAAAAGGAAGCCGAAGCGATAGCAAATGCAAAGCCCAATCAAAAACGATGGGCAGATGAGGGGTTAGACTACGAAGACCCTGCAAGTTTTCTCAAGGGATTACGCATGGGGCTGAAAGCCCCATCTTCAGAAGAGAGCATCAAAGCTGAGTATGCAACGGAACGGAGGTCTGCAAAAAGGGAGCTAGAGAAAGCAGAAAACCTCTATAAGCGTCGAGGAGGTAAGCAACAGACAACTACTGATTTTAAGACGGGGGTTCCTTTCTACACCAAGGTTTCACACGCTACTCCGTTCGGAAGGATCGAATCTTTCGACCCAGATAGGTTGGGGGTATACACAGGTGCGCCATCCGCAGGAAAAGCCTTTTTCTTTGCGGGTTCCAAGGATGTAGCTGAATCATACTTCGCGGACGATGCTATCTACCTACCCCACAAAGGCTTTTTAGCTCTGACATCTGAACAACAAGTGGAGTTGGTCGATGCTCTTAGAGCAGAGCGTATGTCAGTGGACGAATGGAGTGATTCCGAAGTTCAGGATGAAGCACATGAGTTGTTCTCTGATGAAGAATTAGAACATTACGACATCACTCCTTTTGAAAACGTGCGGCACGATGTGTTCGTGACCCTCCACAACCCTCTGGTAGTAGATCAGGAGGGGGCATATCGAGAGGAGTCTTACTTCGATGCCCTCGTCAGAGCAGAAGAAGGAGGTCACGATGGGGTCGTTTTTGCCAACACCACAGACTCAGGGCCAGCAAAACCGTTTGGGGCGTGGGACATACCCACCAACGTCATTGCCGTTCTCGCCAAAGAAGAAGCAACCCACCAAATCAAATCAGCCGACCCGGTAACCTACGATGACCAGGGTAACGTCATCCCCCTGTCCCAAAGGTTTGACCCCGCTAAGAAGGACATACGCTTCGCCCTGGATGTAGACGATACCCGTTACATGGAGTTGGTTAAAAACGTAGAGTATCTTAGAGCGAGAGTTGCTGATCCTGATACTTATTATAGAAACGAAGACGGTTTCGGTTCGCGTGACAACGATGACTATGTTGCCGATAACTTGGAGGAAGAGCTGCAACGCATGGTGGATGCTGCTGCAAAGGAAGCGGGGTATAATATTGGCCCCGTGTTTCATGGGACAACCCATGACTTCAATGTTTTCTTGAGAGACAGGGGCAATGCAGCAGGGGATTATGGGCTAGGGTATTATTTAACTTCATCCCGCGAGGATGCAGAGATTAACTATGCGGGAGAAGGGGCAGATTTAACAGCTCGGATTGAGTTGCTGGCAGAAAGGTATAACTTAGACGAACTGTCAGAAGAAGAGGTTGCGGAATTCGCAGAAGAGCGGGGGATAGACTTGGAGTCTATAAGGGGAGAAGACCTTGATAGTAAGCTGGAAGAGTTAGCCACCCAGGCAGCAATACGAGAACTGTCCGGTGGAAAAGAAAGGTTAATAACTGCATACGTTCGCTTAAAGAACCCAGCGGTTATCGGGGGCAGGTTTGATGATCTAGTTTCTTTAGAGCCTTATGATTATTACAATGAAGAGGCGATGGAGGAATACCGACCAGAGGCTGAACGCCTCGTTATGGAGGAAGAGGGCATTGATAAAGGCGAGTTAAAAAATTACCAAGAAGAAGTTCGTGAAAAGCAGGAACAGTGGGCTGGGGAAACTGGAAATTTTAACGATGAACCTCACCCCCTGCTTGAGGCAGTTGATCGTGTCTCTCAAGATTTTATTTATGTTAATCAAGATAAGGTTGAACGTCTTCGAGAGCTTGTTTTTGAGGAACCTTATTTACATGAAGTAGATGAAATTTTAAGGGATGTGTTTGATCAAGCGGTAGAAGAGGACACTGGTAACGACATGGCAACAGGGGAAGCTGTCAGGCGGGTATATGAGGAATTGGGTTATGACGGGATTGTAGACAAAACTGTAAACAAAAAGTTTGGTGAACTGAGGAGGTTTGGCAGACCTATGGGGGGTATTGGGCGAGATGACTACCATGTTATAGCGTTTGATTCTAGCCAAATCAAATCAGCCGACCCCGCAACCTACGATGACCAGGGTAACGTCATTCCGCTCTCACAGAGATTTGATCCTGCTAAGAAGGACATACGTTTCGCCCTGGATGTAGAGATTGAAGATAGGTATGACAAATTAGCCGAAAATCCCGATGCAAATCGGGAAGAGATGCAGAACATAGTCGATGATGTTTCCAAAAAAGCAGAAGAAGATTACTACAGAAAGAAAGAATCGTTTCTTAAAAATTTAGAAAAGGAAGCCAATCGTGTAGCTGAAAAGAATGAGAGAGAAGCGGAGTCAACTTTAGATAAGTTTGATGACGATGCAGATAAATCATTAGATCGGTTTTTTGATGAGGCAACTTGGGAGAAATCTACTGAAGACGAGGGGACTGAATTTGAGCAAACATCTTGGACGTTTAATCCAAAACTGAACGGTATACTTAGTGGTGGGCAGTTTTATTTTAAACATGGCGACCCCAGAATTTTCAAATCGAAAGATAGCAAAGTATATGATTGGGGGTTTGAGAATTGGGAAAATAGCCTAGAGGGTGCAAAGGAGGCTGTAGAAAATGAATGGAGAGAACAGGCCGAGGAAATAATTAAGAGGGAGCGTGAATTAGCCTATCAGCCAGATCTTCCCGCTGCGGATGAGAGAAATTTTCCGATTATACCTGACGCTGGTGGAATAAAGATAATTAATTCAAGATCCACTAATTCTATATATTTTGAGGGAGAAGATGGTGATGGTTATCCTTTCAAGTTTTCTATCCGTGATCATGCCCCATCAGTCAGCAGAGAAGCTCAATTTGGACAAGTAAATGAATACTGGACGGTGGATTGGGCTGACGCAAAATCTATCTATGAGGCGTATGAACAGCTTATACAGGAAATAGAGGCCAATTCTAATTTAGGAAAAAAATATCCTTACTATAGGGATGATGCGGAGTTTTTAATAGATAGGTTTGGTCGCCGTCCTGAGATACGCTTTGCCCTGGACGTAGATGAGGGAGCCAAGCTGTCTGCAATCAAAGATCCAACGGCCTTCAGTGAGGCACTGGATCGAGCGCCAAGGAACGCCATCCTGGGGGCTTACCCGTCAATGCTGTCCGGTGATTGGGATCCCGGCAACATAAACAGTCTGGCTGAAAAGGTGGAGGAAATCCTCACGCCCGATTCAGCCCCGGATCACCACCAAGGGAAAGCAGTTTTGGATATGCAGACATCTGCTGCCCAAGCTGTCGCTGGTGTGATTCGGGGCAAAGAAGACATTGAGACTTACCGGCAGGTTGTTCAGCTCCGGGACATGATCGACAATTGGGAGAGTCACCCAAGCATAAAGGCGATGGTGGATGACCTGTCCTATGACCAGGCTGCGATGAGCGTCATCCCGGCAGCCAAGCGAACCAAGCGCCAGCAAAACTTTATAAACGTGTGGGAGAGGCATAAGTCTAAGCCCAATAGCGCCTATGCCAAGGCAGCAGCCAAGGCTCTGGAGAAAGACTTCGGGGCAGATTGGAAGCAGATCATTGAGAAAGGAGAGGTGACGGTGGTCAACCCCGGCAAGGCTACCCGATTCGCCCTGGATGTAGATGATACCCGTTACATCGAATGGGATAAGGGAGAGGCGTATGATAAGTATATGGAGTTGGCTAAAGATCCCGAGGCCAACCGGGAAGAGCTTGAGGCAATAGTCAATAAACGGGCAAGGCGAAGATTAGCGCAAGGGGGGGAGAGGTTCATACATACCTCTACTGGCAGAAAAGGATTTACTGAGTTCAAAGTTCCAGCTTGGTTTGAACCCGCTAGGCAGCCCCTTTACCGGGATGAGATCCTTCCACAGCAGGAAGATTACGATCCCGCAGACCATGAAACCCGAGAATTTTATTTGGATGTATGGAATCCAAAAATTGTTTCGCATACCACAATAATGAGTCAGCCATATTCCAATGCTGACCCCAACGCCACACCTCTTACCGAGGAAGACATCCAAGTAGCCAAAGAGCATAATTTAGAACATGATGCAGACAGCCCCTTTGATGGATGGGTTTCTCCAGAAACGGGGCAGTATGTAATAACGCAACCGTCCCAGGCCAAATCCACTGATGCAGTTACTCGCCACCGAGGGAGAATAGTTCCCCTTGATGAGAGGATGGAGGGGAGGAAGAAGGATACCCGCTTCGCCCTGGATGTAGAGAAGGACTTCCCGATGTCTTCGCTGAACCTCCTGCATGGAGCAGAGAAGCATCCTAAAACGAGAAAACTTGAAGCTGCCGGGACGGCTTTACAAAACCTTGCACTGAAAAAGTGGGGACGCATAATAACTAGCCTTGATATTACCGAGGAGGAGAAGCAGGAGATCGTAGACAACGGAGTCGAAGAGTTCTTAGCTGCCCTGGAGGCCAGTGGAAAGAACGCAGCCGATTGGTATTCTGTCGCCATCGAGGTGGCGATGGAGGTGGCATCGCTCATTCACCCGGAGCTAAACAATGCCGAAGCAGCCAGGAAGTCCAAGGGCTTTGCGAATGCTGAAGATCCGGTAAAGGCAGCAAACCTGGTAATGAGGATCGCGCTGGCGACCACTTCTCAGAATCTTAATGTTGCCGAGAATGCAAAATATGCAGAAGAGCAATTTGAGATATTTGCGAAGACAGGAAAATTTGATGGGATAAGGGGTGAGAAATATGGAGAAAAAGGTCAGGCAATAGGAGGCAACCTGGATCTCGCTAACAAGCTAATTGAAAAGGTTGGCTTTGAGGAGGCTGAAAGATTTATCCGTCAATCCATGACGGTCAGAGAGCTGGAGGATACGGTCAAGCAGACCCTGGGAATAACCAAGACAATAGAAGGCAAGAAGGACGATCTGGTAAATGGAGCTGCAATATTTGGGCCGAAGATTGGGCAGGGCTTCCTGCAAAATCTCATGGCGGTCTTTGACCCGGTAACAATAGATCTCTGGCTGAGAAGAACCTGGGGGCGCTGGACAGGCAATGTGATGGGAGTTGCCTTCAACGAGGAAAGAACGGCTGGGCTTATTCAAGCAGTAAGGATTGCGAAGAATCCAGAGATTAAGTTGCCAGAAAGCTGGCGTGGAATCCGGCTAATCAAAGGCAAGCGTGGAACTGGTGCAGAATACGACACGGTTTCTGAAGAGCTTATCGATAAGATAGAGGCAAACCCTGATTTCCGGGACGAGATGCTGACTTCCATTAGGAAGTGGACTAGCTTGTGGAACGCTCAATATAAATTGGTTTCATTCAGCCGACCCAAGAAAACGGAGAATGCTCCAAATGGCCGACCAGTAACAGAGGAAAGCAAGAGGCTCATCGATGCGTTAAAGCAGCCTAAGAGAGTTAAGGCTAAGTCTTTGACCAAAGAGCAGAAGATTGCCAGGGGGAAGGTTTGGGACAAAATCTACAAGTCCCAGCAAAAGATGGAGGACGAGGCAAACGATGCCTGGGACAATCTTAGCAAAGAGGAGAAAGCGATTGCGAAAGAAGAATGGCCTACCCAAACCAAAGGGCATTGGCGGGATAACTATTTCCGAGAGAACGGGCATAAAGTAGATCTGGAGGCTACGGACATCGGCAAGATTAAACCAGAGTGGGCATATTCAGTTAATCAGATCAACGCTAATGCGTCCACGATTGATATACCGGCAGCAGCAGATCGCCGGGTAATTACCGAGATCATAAACAGAATAGGCGATAGAGTCAGGGAGCTTGGGTATGAGACTACGAATGCTGACATTCAAGCTATTTTGTGGTATCCAGAAAAGGATCTTTGGGCTAAGATGTCCGGCAAAGACGAGAGCAATCTCAAGTCTTCGTATGACGAAGAATTTAAACGAATAGCAATAGATAAAAAGTATGACAAAGCAAAAGTCGAACGAGTCGCAGAAAAAGCCGAGCGAGAAGCAAGAGAAAATAGAGCCTCACGAACTGGCGGGAAGCCTGACAGAGGAGCAACGCGACAAGTTCGTGGACGGCCTGATAAAGCTGATGGCCAAAAAGCGAAAAGAGCAGGAAAGACTCGATTCGCCCTAGACGTTGATCCTCCTCAATTCTCCTTAGATCCCGGCCAATCGGCTGAGATATACAGGGTTAAGCGCCAGGCTCTAGAGGATGCCAGGAACAAGCGTTCCACTATCCAGAAGGCCACAAAGAGCCTGGAGAAGGCGGCAAGGACGGCAGTTCAAGAGCCTGGATATTTAATTCGCAAGGGTATCCAAGGCAAGTATGACCTCATGGATACCATGAGCGCCCGGCAAGGTGGATCTGGTGAAGCCGGTCAGGCGTTGCGAAGGGGAGAGCTTAATCAATCACTGGGTGAGTCAGCGATAAACCAATACGCACAACGACTAAGCAGGGAGCTGAAGAACCTCCTGGGGATATCTGCATGGAGATTCATTGCCCGGAAGAAGAGGCTCAACAAGTTCAGCAGGGATCTGCACACTGTCGCTGCCAGGCTCAACGCTGTCGCATACAACCCGGATGGCTCGTTTGCATTTGAGGGCTTCGATCAGCGTGTGGGCTTCATGGAAGAGAACGAGGCTCACGCAATGGGCCTTGGCGATGGGGGATATGTTAACATCCAAAAAAGAGTATTGCAGCTCCAGTGGAATCAGGACAAGGAGGGATACATCCTCCTGGAACGCTACACTGCCGAGGAGCAGCAGATGTTCTATAATGAGTTTATGCAGGAGTATCCAGATCTTGGGATATTCCTCAACAGGTGGATCGCCCCCGGCATGGAGAACGCCAGGCACGTTGGCCCACAAGGCGTGGAGACTCCGGTCTTTAACCGCTACTCCTTACACAATTTCTATTCGGGGACAGTCTACGGAGATCCCGGCCAGCTTCCGGGATACACACCGGACGTAGTTCAACGCACAATTATTGGCGGGATGCTCTGGGGTATCGCAAGAGCAGCTACAGGCAAGCTCCCAGGCAAGAGGTTTGGATTCCTGGCAGGGAAGAAAAGCTCGGCAAGGACTGTCAAGACAGGGGCAGCCCGAGAGCAGGGCTTCTCTATGGACATGATCAAGGGCTTTAATGTCCGGGCGATGGAGGCTCACATGGAGGACATTCGGCGGAACCAGGCGCTCGATCTGATTAGGTCTGCAACTAAGCCCGTTCCAGCGAACAATGTTGTTCCCGAGCATCATATCAGGGTGGACAAGGTTGCAATGAATCAATTGTTGCGGGGGTTGGTGGAAACCCTTGGCAAGAAGTCAGCGGAGGGGCTGGCTCTGAATGAGCTTTGGAATAAGGCTGTAGAGAATAAAGACCCAAGCCATGTTTTGCTTGATGAGTCTCAGCGCAAGTTCAGCCAAAGGGAGAAGGCCATCGTTGAGTTCCTGTTTGGTGACGAGAGGGCGATAGACCTCCTGGGGAGTGACCGCATGATGGACAGGGTTAACTGGGAGCAGTTGACTAACAACATGGCTGACCGGGCATATAACAACTGGTGGCTTGGCCTTTTGGCGCAGCAAGTCGGGGAATACACCGCCACGTTATTGGTCGGCCCTGCGACAATAGCATTTAACTGGCTGGCTCCACAAATCCAAGCAATCACTGCCGGGATGCATCGATTACTGAGGAGCTTCTTTTACGCTGCTTCTCTAAAGAGAGAGAATTGGAACCGAGCTGAGATTGAACTCCGGGCGGGTCTGGAGACTTTGCTGGGATTGCTTACCAGAAGGGTTACCGGGTGGGAAGGGATTAATATGTTCCTGCCGGGCGCTGACAAGGTCAGGGGGTCACTTACTCAGGAAGATCACGCAAAGGGAACCTTGGGACTAATCAAAGAGGGTCAGGTAGGCAAGGCCATCAAGAGGGCTACGGATCGTCATAGGGCATACGGCGAGTTTGTCCCAAGGGAATTGTTTGATGACACGGCTCTGATGACAGCACTTCAGGCCGGTGAGACAGGAACTGATTCAGTGCTTCAGAATTTGATGAACCTCAAGCCGGGGACAGCAATACTCCAAGCGGTGAAGTTCTCAGAGATGGATACAACCGTTAAGCAGAACCTGGTATATTCAGCCTACAAGGCTCATGCAGCCGTGGCAGCCAGGAAGGCTAAAGTTCCCAAGACTCAGCGCAAGGCATGGATACAAGATTACATGAGGCGGATCTCCAAGGAGAACCCGAATATCCATAAGGAGGCCTTTGATACCGCAATGCTGTTTGCGTTCGACTACAGCAATGTCCCGCTGCTCTTCAGCGCGAAGGACAAGAGCCAAGGGGGCAAGATCCTCCTCAGAGGATTGGCGATGTTCTCCGGGTTCATATACAACTACGCCAAGTTGCTTTATACGTTGTCTCCTGTTGGCTGGGGAACAAAAATGGCAAAGCCAATTATTGGCAAAGGCAAGAAGGATGCCCTGGGAGGAAGCGAAGCTCGTAACGCTATGGCATCCGCTGCCATGTTTGCAATGGGGATGATGCTGTTCTCAGAGGATGATGAACCGGAGGACGAGGACGAGGAAACCAAGCGCAAGAAGCGGTATGCTCCAAATCTATTCGGGACAAGCTGGACAAAATGGGGCGATGAAATAGAAGCCTGGTGGACTGCTACTGGCGGGAAGATATCTATCGATGCCCTGGATGAGATGTTCGGGACAAGCGTTGCCAACTCGATAAGGGCTTACCTTGAAGCTAACGGCGCTTCAGATGCCGAGGGCATGGAGATATGGTTGAGAGGCAGATCGCTTCCTTATGTGCAATACATGGGGGCATTCGCCACTCTCGGGCAAACAATACAAGGAAAGCGTGAGGCTCCCCAGGCGCTTGGTGAAATTGGCGAGATGGTTGGAGACTTCCTGCCGTCCGGGCCGTTACAGACAATTTTCGGGGTTGAGAATAAATACAACAGGTCAACGCCCCACCTTTACCGGGTAGCCGACATTGGCTATGACTTGGTATCGTCCAGGCTTATCCCCCCTCCTTTACGCAAGGCTGCGACAAGCTACGTTGACCCGGTAATGAGGCGGAAGTCACCCAGCGAAAGCCTGGGAACAGACTACACATTATTGGATCACATAAAGAGATCCACTCCAGGCCTGTCCACTCAAATCCCACCGGCAGCCACCGTCAATAGTTTCAAGCTCAAGCCGGGTCAGGAGATGACCGAGGCACAAGCTGCTGACATTGCCAAGTTGATGGAGATGGACTTGCAGCCGGAAACGGTGCTAAGTAAGACTGTCGATGAGTTCGGCAATACAACCATTGCCTATGTTGATCCCGACCAAATCAAGATAAAGAGCAAGGGAGAATGGTATCTCCACTTCTTTGCCCGGACACAAGGCATTGACAAGGTAGAGCGTGTGCTGGCTTACTACGATCTCACCAAGGAGGAGATAGAAAAAATTGAGGCGAAGAACGAGGAGAATAAGAAGCGAATTGATCGAGGGCAAACTGTTGCGGAGAAGTATATGCTCACCGAGAAAGAGCGCATCCAGTTAAAGTCCTGGCAAGCCTACAAAGAGGGCAAGGATTTTGCTCTCTTGATGGAGCAATACATGGAAAGGGATGAAGCCATCCTGCCTGACTTAATCAACCCATCCACCAGGCAGATAGGAGAAGGGGGCGAGGAGAAACAACTCCGGCCTAACTGGTCTAACGCTGAATACAACAAGCTCCTTAGAGCGGTTGTGAAGCGACAGCCAAGGAACACATTTGGCAAGATGATTGATCCCAATACCGGCAACGAGCTGGATATGGATACCCCAAGAGCCATAGATCTTGGCCATATATCCGGCAGGGCATGGAAGGACATTGCCAATGATCCTAAGTATCGAGGGCTAACCCCCAAGGAAATTGCAAAGCTGGAGCTGAATCCAGAATACTATGTCCTGGAGGAATCTTGGCACAATCGCAAAATGGGAAAAGAGTCAGCCAGGAAGGCAATCTACAAGAAGGAGCTGCCGGAGGGGGCGCTTAAACCCTAGATGCGATCCTTCTGATCCTCGATGATCCCAGCCATCTGCCTGGAGTAATAGGTATCGGCATCGACCCCCTCCTTGCGTTGAGGGCTGTTCTCCCAGCGCCGGTATAAGACAGACCGGAGCCGTTGCGATGGAGTCCCGTTGGGGTGCATAGGTGGCTTCTTGGCTCCCTCATCGGTGGACATATCTTCCTTTGGATCGCAGCCATCCGGGGCAATGATGACCCTGGCTCTGACCCCCTGTAGGTCTACCAAGTCATGGTATAGCTCTCTGCCACATTCCCGCTCAGTCGAGAACCGGAGTGTTGCGGAGAAGTCCTTACGCCTCCCTACGGAGTCTACAGTGCAATAGATGTCGGCAGCCTTTGGTGTGTGCGCTTTGTCATTCATCATTCCTCATTGGCTTGGTATCCCGGCTCATGCCAGAAGCCTTTCCCCCCGCCGTTGGGGACTACATCAAAGTCTCCGCTCACGATGCCACGCATGATTGCTACGGCTGCTGGCCGAGTGTGGTGAGGAGGCTTGGCTTTTAGGTCAAAGTGGTCAGCCATCTTTTGGAGAATCCTGATAGCGTTAGGATCTTTTCTGATGGTTTGAAATACACTGGCTACTTCATCAATTCTTGTCTCGGGCTGTCCCATGTGATTTTCTCTTCCAGGCCTTAATGCGATCCCGGATTGATTGTTTAGATTCGTATGAGGCCGCGATGAGCAATCCAGCCAAGTCAGGATCCAGGGCGACGATGTCCCCGGAGAGGTCTTCAAGTGTGGTCATTGTTTTGAAGGGTGAGGGCTGCTTGAATGTTCAATGACAGGGTCAAATACAATGCTAAAAATCCCCGTGACCGTAGATCTCTTACGGCTCTAGTTCCAAACAGCCCTCGGTTAATATTAAAATGGAATATCGTCCTGGGCAACCGCTGAGTTGGTAGTCACGGTGGCTGGAGGGTTTTCACCAGGGGTTACGTTGTATCCCCCGGATTCCTTTTGTGCGTCAAGGATTTTGAAGTCCTTGGCATTGCCAATGAAGGGCAGAACTAGCCCTGCATCTCGCTCCTCTTTGGTGGAGCTTTGAACGGCAGCATGGGTGTTACCATACTGGTCGTTAGGTGACTCGATGAGAGTCAGGTTGACATAAGTTCCCTTCTTACCCTTGTAAAACCGGGACTTGTCCAACTTTGTTACGTCTATGCTTACTGTTATCATAATTCTATAGGGTGATGGGGATGCCCGGAAGAAACCAATCCAGGCATCCCCTGTCCACACTTACGCAGCATTACGTTCTGCGAGTTCAGTCCTCATCTGGAGGACTAAATGCCAAAGCTGGAAACCGTCATCACTCAAGCTCTGAGTGATCGTTTTCTCTGCCCATTCGTAGAGGGCATCCCTCTCGCTCCCTGAGAGATCCGCCAAGGGCTTCCCCTTGAGAGTGGTCGCCTTCAACCAGGATTCAGCCTTGAGCTTGGGAGGAGTGCGATCCTCCTTCAGCGACACTTCATCCAGGTAGGGATCATCGATCCCCTTGCCCTGATAGACAGAGAGGCCGATCCCGATAAAGGATGAGGCCTTGGAGATGAGGTTGGTCTGAGCCTTCTTCCGAGCTTCAGCAATGTTGCCCTTGAATACCCGAGCGTCACCGATTGCCGGGACACTACAACGCTTGTCATCGAGCTTATACCAGAGGCTGCCAGAGGCTGCCAAGTTGGATCCATCAGGAGACAGCGTCCATTCTTCTACTTCTACTCCCCAGCCAGAGCCACAAAGGCCGAAGACCTGAGTGAGTCTGCTGACGATGTGATAAGCATCAATCACCGTCATTTTTCGACCTCCGAGCTGGAGATCCTTATACGCCCCAGGCGGCAAAGGCCTTGCCAGGGTGTGAAACAATTCATTCTGATCCATGTGTTTACAAATACAATACAATTACAATTAGAACCGGGACAGATCTGAGCATCCCGATCATTAAATATGTCGCTCAGACAGGGTTCATTCTAGGCAAATACAGGGGTGAGTCAAGCAGGTTTTGTGCTAACTTGGGTCAACGTCCAGAACCGGGGCATCCTTCTTGGACAAAGCCCCCCGCTCAACGGCTGCCTCGATCCTCTGGAGGACGATATTATAGGTATCCCCACCGGATTCTGCCTCGTCCTCACCTTGGCGATCAATGCCAAATATCTTTGCCCTTCGGTTCAAGGCGCTGAGTATCTGCCCGGCCACCGCTGAGTCTGCCCTGGAATTGCCCTCCCTGTCTTGATAGATCAAGTGGTTCTGAAGGATGGTAATCAGGCTGCCGGTGGTATTAATTTGGAAGGCAACCTCAGAATCATGCAGCTCAGATATCTCATCGCGGGTAAGGACGATGGCGTGTTGCAAGTAGCGCGATACTTGAGCCTGGGAAACTCCCAGCGCATCAGCGATCTCTTTGCCGCTCTTCCCTTCGCTGTTGAGCCTGGCCGTTTCCTTTACGGCTTCCAGCATCTGGAGCTGAGTGCTACGGGATCCGGCCTGGCTGGACTTTGTGATAACCTGCTTCCCGGCCACCTTCCTAGCGCCCTGACCCTTGGGTTTACTCATCGTCCTCCTTTTGGAGGCTCGGCTCTTCCCCGGAACAAGCAAAGCCTAGCCACTGGTCATCGCCCAGGACACGGTCAACATCGAGGGTAGCGCCTAGCTCAACCGCCCGGACGGCAACCTTGAACCCTATGGAAAACATTCCGGCGATCATGCACAACTCACGCTTCTTGACTCCCATTTTTGAGAGTTCCTGCTTTCCAACCTCAGAATATATGTCATCACGGCAAGTGGCAGCCAGGATGCTGGCCAGACCTTCAAGCCTGGCGGCGGTAATCGGGATATCGGGAAGGGTGGGAGTGGTGTTTTTTTTGGCCTTCTTGGGCATACTTACTATTACTTGAAAATTAGCTAGATCAAAGGAAATTAACCCATCATGCAGACATCTGCCCTTTCATTCAGCTCTGATGAGCAGAAGGCTCTCTATCTCAAGCATATGGCCGAGCATTGTTCCAGCCAGTTCAAGAGACTACAGGGCAAGCTCTCACCCATCCATAAGCGTATGGACAAATACGCTGCCGAGCTTGGAGGAGACTTTCGACACCGAAGAACCGGCAGGGCTACCGACATTGATGTTGGGGGGGGAGTCAACTCCACCGTGTTTGAGCGATCCAACTTGTCGCTTTCTCTGACCCGTGGCCAGGTTCGCTACATTGTCTCAAAGAGCTTCGATGAGATGTTCGGATCCAGACCGTGGCTGGCTGTCCGACCTATAGGCCTCCAGGATACTGATAAGGCGAGGGATCTCCAGAAGTATGTAGAACATAAGCTGGGCAGTCCCGGAGCGATGGTAGAGCCGTCAGTCAAGGATGCTTGTGTGAGCGCCTGGGGGGCAGGATATGGGGTGCTGAAGACAAGTTACAACCGGAGGGTTGAGTCCTATGATCGGGTTATCTCAGCGGTGATTGACCCGGCAAGCGGAGAACCTATCAAGGATCGCAAGGGCAAGACCATTACCGAGGAGCATCCGAGCCATATTGAAGAGGCCTCTGGGGGAACAGTATTCGATGATGACCCGGAAGGGCGGGTATTTGAGAATCCAAGCTATGAGTCTTTAACAGAGCCTGACGTTAAGGTGAAGTATGAGGGGCCGGAATTGGGATGCGTTCACTATGGAGACTTCGTTGCAGACCCTGATCGGGCGACCCTGGAAGAGTGCGATTTCCTGGGGCATCACCAGGCGTGGACAGTTGGAGAGCTGAAGGCTCAATTCGGGCTGGGGTTAATTGATCCCGACACTTACGATCAGATTATTCGCGGAGCTGGCATCGACAGGACGAAATCTGCCAGGGATAGTCAAGGATCAAAAGGGCGACCAGCGTCAGAGCAGGAACTCTGGGGTAAGCGCGAGAACGCCGAGTATATCAATGTGGTGGAGTGCTACTTTAACTACGAGCGCCCAACCGAGACTGACGAGGCATCCGGGGAGAAGCACTCAGGAACCCCGGTGAAGATGTATGCGCTGGTGGCGATAGAGTCGCAGGAGATTGTCTGGGCAGACTTTCTCGGCAACGTCACACCGGAAGCTGAGATCCCCTTTAGTATTGTTACATCAGACAAGCAGCCAAACTCCTGGGTTGGCATCGGATTCCTTCAGCGATTTGATCAAGAACAGCAGTTTATCGATGAGTGTTTCAATCAGATCAAGGTGCGTAACGATTACGCATCCAATCCAATTGTAGTCATTGACCGCAAGGCCTTTCAAGAGGGAGATACCGGCAGACCATTCGAATGGGGGCCAGGTCTTCATAAGGAGCTTCGGGGGAACAATGTTGCCCGAGAGGCGATTGAGATTATGACGCTGCCTTCCATTGAGAATGAAACCTGGCGAATGATGGAAACCGTCATGCAGATGGTCACCCAGGATTCCGGTGTTTCTGGTGCTGCTCAAGGAGATTTAGGGACATTGCCCCAGATGAATACCGCTACCGGAGTAAAGCAAGTCTTGGGTCATGGCTCGATCCTGAACAAGTGTGCGATCCGCGAGGTGCAGCGTGGAGTCGAGGAGGCAATAGGTAAGCTGGTTCGATTGATGCTGATGTCGATGAACGCTACCGAAACGATTCACTTCTTTGAGGGCAACAACGAGGTTGAGGCGATAGTTGCCCGTCAGGACTTCGCATCCCTTGCCCTGGACATCCGGCTCAATCTTACCCGGTTCAACCAGGATGAGGAGCAGACCCGGCTGGCAGCAGTGGCATCGACCATTGAGAGGTATCTTCAGATCCCTCCTCACGCTATGGAAAAGGTTCGACCCGTATTCATTGATCAGCTCAAGACACTAGGGGTAGAGGATGCCGAAGATCGATTGCCGACCGTCGAAGAAATGATGCAGTTCAATGCAATGATGGCTGGCCCTCCCCCTCCTGGGGAAGGAGGATCTCCCCCGCCGGGAGGCGATGAACCTCCCCCACCAAGGGCGGACATGGATCAATCCGAGGCTGCTTCCGAGAGTGCCGAGGACATGATTAGGGATGTTGAGCAAAACGCATGAGCGTAGTAACAGCACACGATGCCCGGCAAGCGGATAACCTCCGGGCAAAGATCCTGGCGATGACCGAGATGGACGGCTGGGACATTGTCGCCGCCGAAATCAACTCATTCATCGAGCGGGAGCAGGAGCGGGTTGAGAGACTTACCCTGGATGACCGGGAGAACCTAATTGCCAGATCCAGGCTGTCAGCTTTGCGCGAGGTGGCCGATATCCCCGGCGATTTAGTCCGGTCAGCCGACAGGACGATCAATGCTCGGGAGGCCAAGGAAATCGCTGATGTCCTGGCCGATTGACGAAATACTAAACATATCCTAAGTTTCCAATGAAAACTCCCTTTTGGATCCGCCATAACCGGAAATCGAACTCAGTAAAAGTCAGACCTTTAATTATGAATGCAGCAATCAATTGGGGGCGAAAGAAGCTCCTTGAGTCCCTCGCATCGTGGAAGACCACTATACTAGGCGTGGCTTTGCTCCTAGAGGCCTCTGGAGGCCTTGTGAGCGCAATCCTCGATCAAACCACTGCCCTGGAGCTGGAGAGCTTACAGGGGCGCTGGGAGGTCATT